ATGGAATTGTACCGTGAAAAGTACAAAAATATTTATAAGGCAAGCACCTTGCGTTCGCTCAATCAGGTAATCGGACACATTCAAGAATTTGATCCAGACGTTTACCTAGAGGATATTGACCATGGATGGATGATTTCGTACTGCAGCTACCTGGTGGACAAAGAACTTCAGGACAGTACCATCAAGTACCGGCACCTGAAAACCTTAAAATTAATAGCCAGAGAAGCAATAAAAGAACAAATACCCGTAAGTAAGGCTATTGATGATTTTCGGTGGAAATCCCCTGAAAAACAGCCTTTTTTTGCTACATGGAATGAAGTACAACAAATAGAGCATTTGACAGATTTTGTTTCCAAATCCAAGGAAATTGTCCGGGATATCTTTGTTCTCAGCTGCTACACCGGACTCAGAGAGTCAGACCTTCATAAATTAAACAAAATAAATATACATACTCAATCCGGAGAAATGATGATGAGAATCATCGTCACCAAGACCGATTTTGATTATTCCATCCCCATCAACAACACAGTAAAAAAAATATTAAAAAAATACGATTATCAAATTCCTTTTGTTACCCAGCAGGAATTTAACCGGCAAATCAAACACATCGCCCGTTCTGCAAAAATCGGAGGAATAACGAATATCGTTAAAACCTCTGGCAGCAAAAGAATCATAGAAGAAAAATACAGATGGCAACTGTTTACCACACACACCGGAAGAAGAACTTTTGGAAGGAGATTTCTCGACATGGGAGGATCTCTAATCGTTCTTTCCAAACTTTTTGGACACAAAAACATAGAAACAACATTGCACTACATTGGCTATCAATCCAACGAAATAGTAGAAGAATTCAAAAAAGTATTCGGTTAACCGTTTTTCTCTAGATGAAATTGAAAACGCTCAGTAAGTAGCTGAACTTTTCGTTCCAAGATACCCAATACTTCCTCCAATTGCACGATTTTTTGATTTTGATAGAGCGGTTTTTCCGTATCGCTCACCTCCTCAATGGTTTTAGACTCTTTTAAAACTATTGGCTTGATTCCTTTAAAAATGTAATCAAAACTTACTCCAAAAAACGAGTTCAAAATAGCAATGTGATCCACATTGACATAATAGGGAGTGGCTTTTTCATCTTTGATAAAATTTCTCATCCCGGTAATGCGCTGCCCTCTGATACCAGTCATGCGCTCAAAGTCTTTGATATGATCAATTTTGTTTGAATCAACCAAATAGTCCAGCGACACTAGAAATCGTTCTGTGATTTCTTTTTTGATTTTATCCCGTTCGTTTTTGTTCATTTTTTGTAGCTGATTATCAATTAGTTATGAATAATTGTATTTTTTTCGTTTACGTTTGTTTTACAATAAGAACTATTTTAATACATTTGATATATAAAATCGTTTATAAGTATTAAAATCGTTCATTCCTGTATGATTAACAGGAAATAACTAATCAAAATATGCAAAAAAATTCCATAAAAGAAAGTTTGGTTAGTCAAGATAGACTAAATGGAATCCGGAAAACACTTCCGTATCACTATTACCAGGACTTCATCAAAGCTTGGAAAAAAAGCAACAAGGATAAGGCTCCAAGCAGACAGACCGTGTATAAGACTCTCAAAGGGGAGCTTGATAACATCAAGATTATCAATACGCTTCTGGAAATGACCGAGGAGCGGGTATCGATCAACAGTAAAATCGATCAGGTTCTTAGCCATGCTGAAGGATAAAAAACTCCGTCAACGAATTGAGGAAATATTAGTGTCCCTTCCGCATTGCAGGGATGATGACAGCCGATTGATTGCCAATATCTGGCAACGGCAGATGATCGAGCAATACGGGGAGCAATACTATTCCAAAATGAGTGCACGGGACCTATTAACCGAATTCACCAAAGGCAAGCTATCCAGTCCCGAATCCATCCGCAGAATCCGGCAAAAGATTCAGGAAAAACAAATCCTACTCCGAGGCCAAACCTACCATCAAAGGCAACGCCACCAGAGTGAGGTAAAAAAGGAAATCAGAGCTTTTTATAACTAATAAAACGAACAGGAAATGAGTACAAACTTCACTTTAACCAAAGAATTTAAAGTCAGTCCAGAAATGAGACTGGAAATCATCGCCATGGCACTGATGAATGAATTCACGCCAGACCATCCCGAACACATTCAAAACTTCTGGGAGCTTTATGCCTATCTCCACCATGAAAAATCCCGATGCTTACAGCTGCTGGTATCGTCCCACAGTCAGAAAGTGCGAACACTTGCTTGGGCACAATTGGACGAGATCAAGTCCGACATTGAATCACTTGAATTTTACTTAAACCGATACATCACAGAAAAAGAACAGGAAAAATGAACGTAACACTTGACAAACTTCGCCTATCCTACTTCAAGGGAATCAAATCCCTAAACATGGAATTCAGCCCTGAATCAAACAATATCTATGGGGCCAACGCAAGCGGGAAAACCACGGTTTTTGATGCCGTATGGTTTCTTTTCTTCGGAAAGGACAGCACAGGACGTGCAGACTTCTCTATCAAGACTTTTGATGAACACAATAACTTCATCGAAAAAGTGGATCATGAGGTTTATGCTGAATTCAGTTTTGACGGAGTAAGAAAATCATTCCAGCGAACCTACAAGCAGCAGTGGAGCAAAGACAACGTGCTGAAAGGTCATACTACCGATTACGAAATTGACGGTTTTCCAATCCGATTGGAAAAGGAATTCCAGCAGCAGATTCAAGAGTATTTCACCGAGGATGTTTTCAAACTCCTTACAAATCCACTCTATTTCAATTCCATGAAGCCGAAAGACAAGCGGCAAAAATTGATTGAAATGGCTTCGGAATATTCGATTGATGAAATCATTGATCGGATGCCTTCCAAAATTAAAAAGACAAAGGGATTTCAGTTGATGCACACTGACTTAAAAAACGGTGCCACCATCACCCAAATCAGGGCCAAAGCAGCCCATAACATCAAAACCTACAAGGAAAAAAAGGAGGAAATCCCAAACCGGATTGATGAGGCGGAGCGATCCAAGCCAGAAGTCTATCAGTTTGACGAGCTGAAGGAAATCATCGCAGAAAAAAAAGCGGAGATTGAAAAAATCGAGGCTGAAATTAATGCAATAGCTAATAAGGATCTGCAACAAAACAAAGCCATCCAAGAGCGCAACAATCAGATTTTTGAGGCCAAAACCAAGCTTCAAAAACTGGAATTCCAAGCCCAGCAGGAATTCAACAAGTGGAAAAACGAGCAGCAACGATACCCTAATGAATTACGGGACAAACTCAAAGATTTTCAGGAAAAAGCATCCAAGCTGGAAGAGACTATCACCGAGCTAAAAAACAGCATCGAACGCAAAAAGACCCACATCCAGTCGATCAAAAATCTGATTCCGGTCAAAGAAAGCGAACGGACTAAACTGGCTGAGCAGTGGAAGCAGGTCAATTCAGAAACCTTTGAGTGGAACGGGGAAACCTGTCCGGCTTGTGAAAGACCTTTGGAAGGTGCTCAGGCAATCGATGCCCAAGAACAGGCACAAACCCGATTCAATACCAACAAAAAATCCAGACTGGATGATATTGTCAGAAGAGGCACGGCATTGAAAGACGATATCGAGGATTTCAACCGTCAAATCGAGCGGGCAGAAACCGAAGTCAGGGACCTATCCAGAAAGAAGGAAGCCAAGGAAAACGAACTTGAAGAATGCAAAGGCGACCTGATCAACTTGGAGACTTCCATCAATGAATGGTATGCTACACCACAGCAAGGAAAAGAAGTCAGTGATTTTCTGGGTAAGGAAGCAGAGGAGATCAAAAACAAAATCAATGAGCTCGAAAATTCCAAGCCCCAAGACCACAAAACAGATGTTTCCGAATTGGAAGCAAATAAAAAATCTGCCCAAAACGACTTGGAAGGGCTTCAGAAGGCACTCGGCCACAAAGATACCATTGAGCGGATCAATCAACGAATTGAGGAACTGAAGCAGAACGAGAAGGAATTGGCTCAGGGAATTTCCGAGCAGGAAGGTATCGAAGAGGCTGCCTACCAATTCTCCAAAACCAAAGTGGAAATGATTGAGGAGGAAATCAACTCCAAATTCGAACTAGTCAGCTTCAAGCTTTTCAAAACCCATCTAAACGGAAATGAAGAGGAAATTTGTGACACCCTATACAAAGGGGTTCCATTCAACGACCTCAATAATGCCGGTAAGATTCAGGCCGGATTGGATGTGATCAACGGACTATCCAAGCACCATAATACCTACCTGCCCATTTTCATTGACAACCGAGAATCCGTCACCTGGATTCCAGAGGTCAAAAGTCAGCTGATCAACCTAGTGGTTGATTCTGGCTACACCGAATTGTCGCTGATGGCAGTCACAGAAAAAGAAGTAGTCAATTAATCATTCACTTTTAAAACAATCAAAATCATGTCAAAGGAAATCATGAAACGGCAGGAAGAAGTAAAGGATAAAGTATTGGCTTTTATCCAGACTGCCGAAGCAGACGGAAAACTTCAATTCCCAAAAAATTATAGTGCAATCAATGCACTCAACAGTGCATGGCTATACCTCAAAGAGGCCGTTGACAAGGACAACAAGCCAGTGCTTGAAGTCTGTACTCCCGCATCCGTAGCACAAGCCTTGATGAAGATGCTCACCAACGGACTATCCGTCATCAAAGATCAATGCTATTTCATTGCCTACGGGGGGAAACTTCAATGCGATATCAGTTACCACGGTAAGGAACTCATGGCCAAACGAGCCGGAGGAGTATTGAAAGTGACTGCAAGTGCCATCTATGAAACAGATGAATTCGAATTTGAAGTGGATGCTGACACGGGTATAAAAAAAATCAAAAACCACAAAATGACTTTGGATTCCATCGGAGACGGAACCAAGATCAAAGGTGCTTACGCAGTGGTGGACTATGTAGACGGCAGGAAAGAAGTCACTATCATGACCAAAGCCCAAATCCTCAACGCATGGAATCAGCGAAAAGGAAATGGCCTCACTGCGGCACACACCAAGTTCACGGACGAAATGGCCTGTAAGACCGTTCGTAACCGAGCCCTGAAACATGCTGCCAGCACTTCAGATGATGCACACCTATTCGAGGATATGGACGAAAATGAGGTAAAAACACCGGTAGCAACAGGACCAAAAGCAGAGTCTCAATCCTTTGATTTTGATGATCATGAGGAAGTGGAAAGCAAACTAGAAGCTCCAAAGGAAAACCCGATAGAGAACCTATCCAAGGAAAAAGAGGCCGAAAAACAAGCTGCCAGCCCAAAGCCACAGGCTAAAGCTGAACAAATGGAAGCTCCGTTCGCATGAAACTGATCGTACTTGGATCCTCATCAGCGGGCAACTGCTACATCCTTCAGGATAATCAGGGAAATTCCCTGATCCTGGAGGCAGGAGTCCGCATCAAGGAAATCAAAAAAGCACTCGATTTTGATATTTCAGGAATTCAAGGCTGCCTTATCTCGCATCGGCATGGAGACCATATCAAGTACGCCAAAGACCTCATGGATGCAGGAATAGACATCTACACCGGAGATGACAACGACCTATCCGGCCACCGATTCAATCCCATCAAGGAAAAAGAGCAGAAGCAGATCGGACCGTTCAAAGTCCGCTCCTTCGCCCTGATTCACGATGTGCAAACATTTGGTTACTTGATCGAGCATGAAGAAATGGGAAAGACCTGCTTTGTCACCGATACAGACGAATGCAATTATACTTTCCCTGAACTCAATAACATTATTCTGGAAGCCAACTATTGCGAGGATATCATGACCAAGCGATTCTTGGAGGGCAGTCTAAACGCAGTCGTACGGGCCAGAACGATGAAAAGCCACATGAGTCTGCAAAGCAGCTTGGAATTCTTGTCAGCCAATGACTTGTCACAGGTGAACAACATCGTATTGATCCACCTAAGTAGCGGAAACGCAGATCCAGAAAATTTTCTAAAAAGGACACTGGATGCCACTGGAAAGACCGTCACCATCGCAAAACCGAGAATTGAAATCCCACTCAATAAAAATCCATTCACTTAAACAAAACAGGAAAATGCTACACCACGCACTGGAATCCACCGAGACGATGACCATTGAGGCACGAGCCCAATGGATCAAGGATGCCGCAAGGGAAACCTACACACACACCAAACAGGAATTCTTCACCGAAGATGAACTGGCCGAAAAGCACCGTCAGAGTACCGACTACACTCGGGAAATCATCCGATTGTCAGATACCAAAAAACTGATCATGGATGCCTTTACCAAAGGAAACGAGAATGAATACGAAGTTAGTATTCCTCAAACACTAGGCATTAAACACCTCACCGAAATGAGGGATCGTCTTGTCCGTCAGGTGGATAAGGGATTTGAGGAAACGACACTCAATATCTACGGCATTCCGCACGAGGACGGCAATATGTATTTCTTCGATATCGAAGGAAACATCATCGCTGAGCGCACACGGTCCCTATCCATCAGGGAAAAAAGAGAAATTTTCGGCCTGTTCATAGGAGAAACGGAAGTCAGAAAAGTATCAAACAACTAATCAATAACCATCATGTCAAATATCGAAAATCTAAATGTAAGTGTTCAGGGTCAAAATCCTGAAAAACCAGTGATCATTCACCTTTTGGAAGGGAAAGCCCCAGAACCGGTAGAGACTATCCAACCCAAGCAAATTGGTATTAGTGGGGACATCAACACTCCGGTAAATTTCAGTCAGGGAATGAACCCAGAGACAAAATACGATCCCATGGATGCAATTGTTGAGTTCTCGGATAATCCGAAAGATCCATGGATTGAAATCAAGTATGAGGTGGGAAAATCTTTATTTCACAGAGTCAGGGGAGAATTAAAACCCAATCCAGATTTGGCAAAATTCCACTTCAATGAGGCTGGATTTTTCACCAACAAGACGTTTGCGGAAATGATTATGAACCATCCGCATTGCTTTGCAAACAAGGGTGAAGCTAAATCACTTAGAAAGTCCCTGCAAAACTACCAAGCCAAATTCAATACCCTGGTCAAAAAAGCAGACGATAACCAAGGAAATACCGAAGATATGATCAAAACCGAATTCGACCGAACCGGTTCGGGAATTCCTCCGGTAATCAATCTCAAAATGCCACTCTTTGACGGTGGCGATGACAAGGAGTTTTCCGCAGAAGTAGAAATCGAAGTCGTAATGACATCAGGAAAGCCAGAGGCACGATTTGCATTCTTTACCGAAGAACTCGGACTTACCCAGCGAGAATCCGCCAAAAAGATGATCCAAGAGCAAATCAATCAACTCAAAGAGCACTTCACCTGCATCCGGGTAAACCAATAATCCTATTTCCCATGAGCCTGACACTATTCCTTCTGATCCTAAGCATTCTGACCAACCTATTTCTAACAGGAAAAAACGCCCTACTGAAGCAGGACTTGACACAACGGACCAAAATGCACCATGGAGCATTGGAGGAAAAAGACAGGCTCCGGGAAATCATCAAAAAAAACAACGCAAATAAAATTCATCAAAACTAAAACAGGAAATCATGAACACTATTCTTAACATTTTACCCTGGTTAATTGCCATCGCTTGCGCAGCACTCTATCTCGTGGACCGGATCAAGCTCACCAGTCTTAAAAAAAGCTATGAGAAATTAGATAATAGATATGTTTTAGAAGAGAGATATAATCTCGAAAAAAACCTAACTATTGATTCTTTAAAAAATGAGCTTTCAGAAGTCCGAAAAGAGTTAAAAGTTTCAACGGATGAAAATAATATACTCAAATCAAAAGTTAGTCTCCTTGAAGATTTAACAAAAGTGGGTGCAACTGAAAGAATAAATGAAATCCTAGAGCCCGTACTACCTGAACCAATTTTTAGATACAAAGGAGCAATATATAACAACAGCCTACAAATCAATATTTCATTACTAATCGGAGACAACAGACTTTTTGACGTGTTCAAGCGACTTCTTAACTCCAATCTGCTTCCTGAAAGCATCAAAGAACGATTAGATTTTAAGGAGAAAGAATTGACAATTATCATCTGGACTCAGGAATTTGATGAAGATGGGCACCCTATCAAATGCCTCAGTTGGAAACAAATACTTGATCAGATGACAGCTAAAAAGCAGCTGATCACCGAATACCTCCAAGAAGTCATTCAGGAATCCAACCGGGCTATGGTCGTACACCAGGCGCTATCTGAAAAAACCGCTAAAGACGTCAACCATGCCTAAATTTCTCAAACTACTTACACTATTATTCTGCCTGTTTTTGATGCTTCCAGAAGAATCACAAGCCCAATTCAAAGACAAAGGTCCAAAATCCTCCGGTAAAGCATGGAGTTTTTGGAAGCAGAAGCAACACCAATTCAACGGGTACAAATTCAATTCCGGTCAACGAAAAGCATTGGGAATGAAAAACGGCCTGCTTGGAACCGGACTTTTTGCCAACAAGAGCAAGAAGAAAAAACCCAAAACCAAGCTATCCAATCAAGAGATAGCCGATATCAGAAAAAATCAAAACCAACCACTAAAATCCAACAAACCATGAAAACACTAATAAAAATCATCACACTACTCCTATTCATAGGATTAAATGAAAACCACCACCTTAAAGGCGGAACATTCCGGAGTGAAGGCGGAGTGAAGGCGGAAGCTTCCGCCCTTAGGGTAGTACCACCGCTCAAAGTACAACTTGACGGCATCACTTATCTGGATCTCACCACCACCGCTCCTACTTACTTTGAAAAAACAGTCTACTATGTTAAAGTCGGAAATACCATCTCAAAGCTGGAAGACAAGGAAGGTTATATCATCGCAGCTAAAAGACTTGGAATGGAGACTATCCAAATCATCCCGGACGGCAAAGTGTATCGCACGGTATCATTAGACCTGAAAAAGGACGATGAAGCCCTGAAAGATGCTATTGAAGTAAAGTTGGACGAAATAATCGTAGCGAACTAATGGCAGGAGTAAACAAAGTAATTCTAATCGGACATTTGGGAGCAGATCCAGAGATCAAACACCTAGAGGATACACGGGTAGCCAATATTTCATTAGCTACCACAGAATCTTACAAGGACAGACAAGGCAACAAGGTCGAACAGACCGAATGGCACAGCTTGGAGATATGGGGAAAGCTTGCAGAAATCGCAGAGCAATACCTAAAAAAGGGTTCTAAAATCTATGTAGAGGGGAAAATCAAATCCGACACGTGGGAGGATCAGGACGGAAATAAGCGCAAAAAAACCAAAATACGGGTTTCCAGCTTTGTCATGCTTGGAGGAAAACAGGAGGAAGAGCAAAAGCCAGCACAACAGCCAGCACCAAGCGTAAACCATTCTTCCATGGCTTCAAATGCATCTACGCAGACAGCAAGCAGCGCAGATTTCTTTGATGTACCTACAGAAGACCAATTACCATTCTGATGAAGCATCCCAAAAGCCCCTACAAGCAATCGAGAATGCTGGACCCATTTTGGGTTCAGCTATTCAAAATCATCGCAGCAATAGCCGTAACAGGCATGACTGTACTCTTTTTACTGATTTTAATTATCACAGCCAAATGAACGCCAAGGAAAAAAACACGGTGGACTATTTTCCATTCTTCTGCAAGGAGGGAAAGGCCATGTACTACATCGAGAATAAATACGGAAATGACGGATTTGCAGTGTGGATCAAACTCCTCCGAGAACTGGCCGTAACCAACCATCATTTTTTGGATTTATCTGATGAAACCGGTCTGATGTATATCTCCAGCAGGTGCCGGGTAAGTGAGGAAATGCTTTCGAACATCATTACCGACCTAAGCAAACTGGGAGAATTTGACAAGACACTTTGGAACGAACATCAAGTCATTTGGAGTGAAAAATTCTACAACAGCATCAAGGATGTATATCGTAAGCGCTCCAACGAATGCACCGATTTAGACGGAGTTTGGGAGATAATTACGGAGTCAAGGCGGAATATTGACGGTTCAGGGCGGAGTGAAGGCGGAACGTTCCGGAGTGAAGGCGGAAAAAGTCAACAAACTAAACAAAACAAAACTAAACTAGACAAAACTAAACAAATGGAGGCCGAAAATTTTGACAAATTTTCTGAGAGCGAGTCCGAAGATTTTGAAGATGATCTGGTCAGTTCCCACCGAACTCTAGAGGCAGAAAACCTGAACACGGATTTTGCGCAAACTAAACAATTAAATAAAGTTGAATCTGCACAGGTTCAAACTTGGCCGACCTTTGAGGACTTCTGGGAAGCCTACAAAAAAAAGAGGGGAGACCAAGAGAAGATCCGTAAAAAATGGGAAAAGCTCAAACAGTCCGAAATAGAAGCCATCATGGAGTATATCCCCAGGTACATCGAATCACAACCCGACAAACAATTCCGAAAGGATCCCAGCACATTTCTGAACAACAAATCTTGGAACGATGAAATCATTACCCGAAGCCAATCAACCCATCAACCAGCCAGCACAGCAGGTACAGTCTCTAGAATTTACCAAAAACTTACTGCAGGCGGTGGAGCAAGGTGATACGATGAGGGTCGTTCGAATGGAACAAAAAGTCAGTATGGATAGCGCAATTCAGGCAGTTTCAATCAACAATGTGATCAAAAGCACGGATGAAAATCTAGTAGTATCCGGATTGGCTGGATTAATCCTGAGAACATCCGGGTTTTTCAATCTAAGCAAAGTAATGACCGAGGACCAGGCTATCGATACGGCTTACCTACTACTCGAAAAATATCCCTACGAGAGCTTTGAGGATTTTGTGATTATGTTTCGAAACGCCAAAATGGGTAAATATGGCGAACTCTACAATCGGTTAGATGGGCAGATCATTTTTAAATGGATGGAGGAATACATGGAGGAGAAGGCTATCCACCGTGAAAAAACCCACAGAGCCGTCAAATTTGGTACAGGAGACGAAATCTCCCTAAAAACAATACAAGACAAAGCCAGACAACTGGAAACCCCAGAACAGCCTCAAAACTTCAAATCCGTAAGCGATGCACTCAAAGAGGCTATCGGATATGAAAATCAAATTACTGATCAAGATAAAAACGAAAAAGATTATTCTGAATTTCGTAAAAAGTACCTCATAAAAAAAATGAAAAAACAGAAATAAATTCAACAAAGTCACTAATTTACGGGTTCAAATCCAAAAAAATATGTTTAAAAATCATCGCCTGATACAACTTAACCAAATCTGAATTATCCTTTAACTTTTAACAAAAACGAAATGAAGAATTATTTAGCCAAAATCAAAGCATTGCTTCAGCAGCACTATTCAGTATCGGTTCAGGACGAAGATTTGAGAAAAATTGACAGGCTTGTGATTGAAGGAAATCAAAGTTCGCTTTTCCATATCGAAATGGGACTGTGTGAGAGCCAGAAAAAAAACTGCGTAGAGCAGCTGCATTACGCATTGGAGCAGTATCACTACGAAGGAATGGAAACTGAGGAAATCAAGCAGATTGTCAGCAATGTATTGCTTCACAGAGCACCCACTCCAGAGATCACCGATACGGTCAGACTTCTCTTGATTGATGAATGAAATGAAGTTTATCGAGGGGGAGTGGATTTCGATTCGATACGGGAAAAACGTGTTGATTTTTGAAGTTCGGGAAGATGAAGAAGGTGAGCCCAGAAGGCACAAAGTAAAAAAAACGACCGGAGAGGTTTCTCCCAAAGGAATAACGATCCGGTCTACAGATAAATTTAAACGAGTCAAAAAAAACAAACGAACAGGAAAAATGAAAGCAAAAATCAAAGTTGAAAAAGAGGTGAATTTTACTCACCTGAAAGTAAAAGCAGGAGCCCGGTACTGGGAAGATGCAACAGTCAACGGAATTGAGGACATCGAAGGAAATTTGATCCCGTTTCGGGATGGAGACTACTGGTGCCCTACGATCGATTTGGAAACCGGTATCATCAAAGATTGGCCCCAAGGAAAGACTGCCGAGGTTCATTACAAAGTATGTGATGATGGAGAATATTGGCTAGTAGCTGATGACGGATTTGAATTGAAGTATCCAGGGGATTACGTCCCCAACATACTTGATATTGACGGGGAGAGTTACGGAGATTACATCATTCTGAATATCGATGAAAACGGTCAAATCGCTGATTGGCCAAAAAAACACGATATCAGAGGTTTTTTGAGGGAGGAGGCTAAAAATGTCTAAAGACACTAAAATTCAATGGACAGATCACACCTGGAACATTGCCAGAGGGTGTACCAAGGTGGATGAAGATTGTAAGTTCTGCTACATGTACCGGGATGCAAACCGCTACGGGTATGATGCAAAAGCAGTCATTAAAACCAAGACAGTTTTCCGATTACCATTAACCATCAAAGAACCCTCTAAAATATTTGTTTCCAGCCTAACGGATGTATTTCATCCCGATTGTGACAGCTTCCGTGATGAAATGTGGGATATCATACGCAAATGTCCGCAGCATACCTTCCAAATCCTCACCAAACGACCCGATCGGATCAAGGACCATCTTCCTGAAGACTGGGGACCGGGTTGGGATAATGTTTGGTTGGGAACCAGCATCGGGAGCAATAAGGGGATGAAGCGAATCTATCCACTGATCGAAACACCAGCAAAGGTCCGATTTGTAAGCTTCGAACCGATTTGGGAGAGAATTGATATGAATCTCGATATCTCCACACTTATTGCAATTGATTGGGCTATCATCGGAGGGGAAAGCGGAAACGATACAGGCAAATACCGCTACCGTCCATGTCAAATCGGATGGATCACGGAAATCGCTGATGCAATCACCGGAGTGGGAAACAGTGTTTTTATCAAGCAGCTAGGCACTCACCTATCCAAGGAAATGAAACTGAAAGACCGGCACGGTGGAGACATTTCCGAGTGGCCGGGATACTTGCAGATCAGGGAATTTCCTAAAGGAAAGGAGGCCTCAAATGGCTAAAATCAGTAAAATTCAACGACTGCAGGTTCACAGTAAGTTTGACGGATGTTGTGCATACTGCGGAGAGTCAATTGAGCTTAAATCTATGCAAGTCGATCATGTCATTCCTCAGTCAGATTTCATTAACAACATCAAAGGGAATGAGTTTGAAAAAACTCACCGAATACCTGATTTCCTAAAACATTTAGGACCATCCGATATCAATCATCCGGACAATCTATTCCCAGCATGTAGAGTATGCAACAATTGGAAGTCTTGGCATTCACTTGAATTTTTCAGGTCAGAAATATCCCTTCAAGTCACAAGACTTAGAAGAGATTCTTCAGCTTTTCGAATGGCCGAGCGCTATGGGTTGGTAGGCGAGATAGAAACCAAAATAGAGTTCTATTTTGAGCAATTTGAAAATAACAAATCTCAAAAACATGGCTAAACTTTGGAAAAACACAGACCACATCCCCTGGATATGTGACGAGGACGAGCAGGATTTCTTTGCAAGCATAGGAGATTATTCATTGCGGGTAGAGCAGATGGATACCCGCAGATGGTGGTGGAGAGTGTGTCATCTCGGAGACCCTATCCCGACTTTACTCAATGAACATGCCACATGCAGGAGTTCTGCCATAAATCTGGCCGAAGGAGTCTATTTCGGCCATCTAGCAGCTACCAGAGCGCAGGAGCAAACGTATATTTATCAACTAACCAAGAACAGGAAATGAAAATTAAATCAAAAACAACTCGGATATACTTCGACACCGAATTCACCGGACTACACCAGAACACCACTTTGATTAGCCTGGGGATGGTATCAGAATGCGGAAGGGAATTCTATGCTGAATTCACCGATTACGACAAATCTCAGGTAGATGATTGGTTACAAACGAATGTGATTGACAAGCTTTTTTTGGAAAAAGAAGGGCCAACTGCAACCAAATACCCTTTAGAACATCCAAATCATAAAAATGATTGGTACTTCAAAGGAACTAAAGAAAAAATGATGCAAGGAGGTTATCTCGAATACTTCCTGAAGCAATTTGAGCGAATAGAAATCTGGTCTGACTGCCTATCCTACGATTGGGTATTGTTCTGCCAGCTTTGGGGACACGCTTTCAATATTCCTAAGAACATCTACTACATTCCTTTTGATGTTTGTACCACATTCAAGGAAAAAGGCATTGATCCAGATATTAATCGGGAAAATTTTGCTTTTGGTGATTTCGAATTCCATCAATCCAAAAAACACAATGCGCTATGGGACGCACGTGTAATTAAGGCTTGTCACGAAAAACTATTAGTGCTATGACCAGCAAACACAACCGACAGCGCAAGCGATCAGAAATAAGCAAATGGATCACTGATCCTATAGGAGGACAGTACTGCAGCACCTGTGGCCAATCCAAAAAAGGACACACAGAAGAGATCTGCCAAAACACCAATCCTTTCACCGGAAAACCTTATAAGCACCATGAGACTACGTGACACCGACCCCATGCCATTCGGGAAGTACCAAGGCACTCCCATGGCTAATGTGCCAGACAGCTACCTGCTTTGGCTATACAGCAAGTACAAAGAGCAAGTAGCAGAAGGAAAGGAAATCCGGGGAGATTCCCACCGGGTAATGCTCTATATCGAGAATTTTGGAGTTCATAATTTGAAGCCATGAAAGCAAAAAACATTGACCAAAGCCTTATGAATCTCCCCTTTGCCGTAGATTGGCTAGAATTCAAGGGAGAAACCTATTTCGCCCAAATTAACTACCAAGAAAGCGCCAAAGCAGGAAAACCGATGATTGACTTGCATTATTGTGCCACAAAAGCATTCAATGGAATAATCGAGAAGACAGTCCAGTGGGATAAATCCAAATTTAAACCCTCAAAGCTTGGGCAAAGCTGGAAGTTATGAAAACCCCATACAAACTATCCAAGGACTACGCAGCACTTTTCGAACTTCTATGTGAAGGATACCAGCTTGCCGGATATGTGGACTATGACTCCATGAAAGACGGAAGACAATGGCTTATATACATTGTTACCAACTGAAAAAATTACGAAAATAAAGTACCCGATTGGCGGTTTTGCTCCTGGACACTATATGAGCAAATGTGTAAGCTGTGAACAGAATTTTATGGGTGATAAACTTGCAAGGCAATGCGAACCTTGTACTATAAATACAGTGAACGAAAGTAATACCAAAGCACTTACAGAATTACACAAACTAAAAACCGCCTTAGAGAAAATTAAATTTAGTAACGACATCATCAATGAAGTACTTGGCAAGTAATTTTTATTGTTGGTAACGGAACCCAGCTTGTCGCAGTGGCTTTGGTTGTGTGGTTGGTTTGTGAGGCCATTGAGACAAGGTGGTGTTATGATCTGGTGAGGACTCAACGGGAATCACCTTCAACTCTTAGATGATGCTTTTCTTTTATTTTTTGAGCGTTGGGAAAAACCTTTTTTTTAAAAAAAAGTAAAAATATTTTTACTAAATGTTTGTAAAGTAAATATATGTTTACTATCTTTACATCATACATTAACACATAAACAAACGAAATCATGACTTACACAGCAGAACAAATCGCAAACTACATCAATGAAAACATTAGCCTTACTCCAAACTCCAACTGGACTATCTATGAAGGACCTAACGGATTAACATACACAAAAGGATCAATGGAGTACAGAGATGAAGATCACAGTGTGGTTATGTCATTCATTACAATGGATGAAGCTCCTGAAGAAATGGAAGACCTATTGAATAGCGTTGAGTTTCAATTGAACCAACAGGCTAATGACTGATCATGAGAAATTTAAAGCCCTGCTAGATTCAGTAGGGCTTACTTACGCTTCATTGGCTGAAAAAATGGGGTTTACTTATAACTCAATTAAGTCAATGCTTGCACCTGCAAAAGAACTTCCTAAGTGGGCAAAGTCAATGTTGATCTTGTCGGAGCGTTGGGAAAAAATAAAAGAAAAGGATAGTGAGGATGGGGGTTGATGTTTCGGAAATGCCGTCCTCACTTGATCATAACAAGTATATGTACAAAACAGGTATAAATAATTGAAAATCAAATAAGTAAAACTTATTTTCGGAAACTATAATTTTATCCGTTCCTAAAAAAATCCTGCAGAACCGTGAACGTGACGGGGAAAGGGAGGGGTATCACCGAAATTGAGCCTAGTAAGGCATGGCTACGGCCTCTAAGACCAGGAACACGCAACAGACAGTAGGTAAACGCCCCAAAAAACAAAAAACCCGGTGATGAGCCGGGTTTAGTTTTACGCTTTCAATTACGAAAACAATTACTTAGATTTACTTTATCGTTTTTAATACGCTCTAATGGCCAAATACAACGAAATACAATTACGAAATGGAGAAACTATCAAGCTCACTGATAGGGAGATTCTGTTTTGTAAGTATTATTTAGGTGAAGCGAACAAGAATGCTACCCAGGCAGCCATCAAGGCCGGATACAGCCCAAAAACAGCCAATCCGCAAGCTGCCCAGGTCTTAGCAAAACTTAGTATTCAAAAATACCTTAAAAACGAGACTGATCCCCTGATGGAGGCCTTGGGAATCACCCAAGAGAAAATACTTAAAAGATTAGCTGATATCGCCTTCACTGACCTGTCGGACCTTACGGATGATGACTGGAACCTGCTGAATAAGTCCCAGATTGACAAAAAGCACCATGCAGCCATGGGAGCCGTGGAGATAGACGAAAAAATACTCATGCAGAACGAGGGAGGGCAACTGATCAACCGAAAGATTAAGTATCGACTGAAATCACAGGAAAAAGCCTTGATCACCCTGGCTGAAATGGCCGGACTGATAGACCGAAAGCCCGCAGAGCAACCAAACCAGCCGCAGCAAATCAATTTCAATCAAATCAATAATTACGTCAGGGATAAATAATTGTAAGATTTCAAGATAAGAGACTAAAAGGTCTCCCGATTTACCGAGTCAAGACTACATCAGTATAATTTAAACCATAAAAAACAAGATAAAACAATGAATTTCGAAGAAGCAAATGAAGCCCTTCAAAATGGGCAAAAAGTAAGGCTACCTGAATGGAGATGGTATTGGTTTTCCGATGAAAACCAGAATATTAAAGCCCTGACCAAAGATGGTGATATCGTTCCCGCATGGACCGGACACGGGGTAAAATTCAGGGATGATTTTGAAATTGCCAACGGACTTGACTTTGGATGGGCTATTTGTGCGCTGAAAGCCGGTAAGCTGGTGACCCGTGCAGGATGGAACGGAAAAGGCCTGTTTGTTTTCAAACAAGTTCCGGCAACAATCAATCGGGAAATTGTTCCGAAAATGCAATCACTTCCACAAGCAGTGAAGGATGAATTTGAAAAACGATTCAATGATCCAAATCAGCAAATCGATGCGATTTACTACGATAATCAACTTGCATTAGTAAATCCAAGCAACCTAATCACTGGATGGGCTCCAAGTGTATCAGACGCATTAGCTGAGGACTGGCAGTTATTTGAACCTTAAATCAATCTAACTATGTCAATGAATCATAAGATAAAATCAGTGGAATCGTACAAAGTGACTAAAACATGCTCCTTTAAAGGGGTTCTTTATCACGAGGGCGATCAATTGTATATCGAAGATGAAGACGGGACCCACCCTGCAAACAAAAGAAATGTTTATTTGGGGAAGTTGTTAATCGACCAATTAAGAAATGATGAGTTTACTGAGTTTTCATCCATTATCGAATTGATTTAACCAAAGCCCTTCGGGGCTTTTTGCTACAAAAAACAATCATTAACAAAAAAAGGAACAGGAAATGAAAAAACAATCATTTACGCCCATAGCTCTTGGTCTTGTTAGCTGCATGCTGATTTATAAGGATCACATGGATGAAGCCATCGTGATTTGGGTTATCTATGCTATTTACAGGATTTTTATTAAGGCAGAATGAAATCTACAAAACCTAAATGGATTCAGCAATGAGACTATCTCCAATTGAAAAAGCTCAAGAATTTACCCAAAAATTCTCAACCATTGATGACGCAATTACATGCGTGAAAGAAATACTTGAAGCTAGAAAAATTGGCATGAAAGTCATTCTTGATAGAGAATATTGGGAGGAGGTTCAGCTTGAACTTATCAGATTCAAAATTCAACCTGAAAAACCGATGCTTGATTCAACGATTGAAAACTTCTTAGAATCAGCCAAACAATGAAAACCCCAACCCTAAACCAAATCTGGTCACAAGTCCACCCGGACGATACAATCCCTCAAATAATCGAAAAGATTTGCGGGGAATTGATTGGCAAAGGCACCTACCGGGATGTTTACGAGCTCAAAGCAAACCCACGTTATGTGGTCAAAATCGAGCGGGATATGAGTACGGGTAGGTTTTGCAATGCCACAGAGTATGTGAATTGGTGTGATTTGAGGTTTTGGGACTTTATCGAGCCTTGGTTGTGCCCTTGTGTCCGAATTACCGAAACCAGCCAAGTATTAATTCAGAAACGGGCCAAACCGATTGAATCGATTGATCAATTACCTAAGGAAGTGCCAGCCATATTCACGGACCTAAAGCGTTCCAATTGGGGAATATTAAATAAACGTGCAGTGATTACGGATTACCCCTATCTCAGGCATGTATTTACTCAGAAAATGAGGAAACCTAAGTGGAAAGACTACTAAAATGACCCAAACCGAGATTCAACAAATCATCCAGGAGAACGAAAGGAGGGTTCAGGCCATGTTTTCCGAATACGACCCTATCATGGGTTTAGGATCTCCGTTGGATCGTTTTGATTTTTTCTACTACAAAGAGCAACGCCAACCTATTAGACTGCCCATCACCATGAAGCAGGTGGATCAGGTGCAAAAAGTCCTTCATTCCAAATTCAGGTCGGCTGAGGAGTATGCACAATCAGAAGGCATCGAAGTTGAATTTTTCATCAATCAAATCAACACGGCCAGACTCGATTATGATTTTGAATTCTGGGCATTCACGGGCATCCGAATCAAAAACAAGCAGGGAGGCAATGATATTCCTTTTGCACTCAATAACGGACAGCGAAAACTACTCCGGGAACTCATGGATATGTTTGACCGCAAAAAACCTATCCGGGTAATACTCCTGAAAGCCAGACAGTGGGGAGGAAGTACCCTGACTCAGATATTCATGCTATGGATACAGGCACGGCACAAGACCAACTGGAACAGTCTAATTGCTGCCCACCTGAAGCAAGCGGCGACAAACATCCGTGCTATGCTCAAAAAGGCCGTCAATACCTACCCTTATGAATCATTGACCATCAAGCCTTTTGAAGGCACCACCAACATCAAGATCATACCCGAGCGAAGCAACAAAATCACCGTTGGATCTATGGAAACACCAGACTCCATCCGTTCGGAGGATTTGGCTATGGCTCACCTATCCGAAGTCGGGCTATGGAAAAAAACCGAAGGGAAGCAACCTAAGGACCTGATTCAGTCTATATTAGGTACCATTGAAATCAAGCCCTACACCATGATAGTGATGGAGTCCACCGCTAAGGGAGTAGGAAACTTTTTTCATCAATCCTGGACAGAGGCCAAACGTACAGGACACTATCGGCCTGTATTTGTAGCTTGGTTTGAAATCGAAATGTACCGCCTGGAATTTGAATCAGAGGAGGAAAAACTTCAATTGATCAAGACACTAAGCGAGTATGAGCAATACTTGTGGAAAATAGGCGCAAGCCTAGAAGGAATCAATTGGTATCGGGCAAAATTAGCTGAATACAAAGGCGATATGGTGAGTATGGCCAGCGAATATCCCTCCGATGATGTGGAAGCATTCCAGTCCTCAGGACAGCGATTTTTCCCCGTTGGAGTCGTTCAGAAAGCAAGAAGATTCGTCAAGCCTCCCATCTATGTCGGTGAAATCTACGCAGACGCACAAAAAGGACCCGAAGCGCTTAACAATATCCGCATGGAGCGGGCAAACGAGGGCAATCTATCCGTATGGTCAGACCCGGAGAAATATCCAGACATCAAGTTTTTGAACCGCTATTGCGTGACAGTCGATATCGGAGGCCGTTCCAAGCAGTCCGATGAATCCGTCATTAAGGTTTGGGATCGAATATTCATGATGGACGGAGGACCTGCAGAACTTTCCGCATGCTGGGCAGGACATGCAGACTTTGACCATGTGGCATGGAAAGCCGTTCAGCTATGCAAACTGTACGATGATGCTTACCTCATCCCCGAGATCAACAAAATGCGGGAGGATACCAGCACATTTGATGAAGGGGATCAGTTTTACACGTTAGTGGATGAAATTATAGACTACTACGACAATATATTTTGCCGAACAGACCCCGAAAAGATCAGACAGGGATTTCCACGTATATACGGGTTTCACATGAATACCCATACCAAGCCCATGGTCCTCAACGCCCTCAATGCAGCCTACCGGGATGATGGAATATTGAATTACGATGTACGATCGATGGATCAGGCAGACAGCTTCGAGAACAAGGGAAACGGAAAGACCGGAGCAGTGGAAGGAGCACACGATGATCATGTAATTGCAGATGCTTTAGGTGCATGGGGATGTATTCACCACATGCCACCGGTGAAGGAAGTTCCGATCAAACCTCAGGTGAGGAAAAAATCAGCGGCCAATATTGCGAGTTTCTAACAAAAAGCCTCCGAGAATCCCGGAGGCTTTTTCCTCAATTATAAACCCAAAATAACCTGAACTAAGATAACGAAAATTTCAAAAAATAAACCAGATTCGTTACTGTTTCATCAAAAATTCCTATTTTGCTAACCATATCAGCCAAAAGGCCATGCGAAGGTAATTTCCTGAGTGTGGCCTTTTTTCATTTCAAACCAGAAAACCATGGCAGCACCACTATTACTTCCACTAGCACTTAAAGCAGCACCGGCAGTTGCGGGATTGATCGGAAATCTATTCGATAAAAAAAGACGAAAAAGAGAAGAAGGGAAAGCCTCCATGGAGATATCCAATCTGGCGGACATCTTCAAAAGCCAACTCGGACAGGATTATTTCGATTCTGCCGAGGGCATGGCAGCCATGAAGGAAATTGACCAGAATGCAGCCACTCAGATGGACGACATCAATGCCACGGCCAATATCAACGGCCTGACCGATGAGGCCCGAATCGCATTGATGGGCCAAAACATGAAAGCCAAACAGGGAGCTTATTCTGGATTGGCAAGAAATGCAGACTTATGGAAGCAGCGTAATATGCAAAACTACCAAGGAGCACTCAATAACTTATTTCAGGTAGGACAAACAAACCGAAGAAACTTTAATAATTCCCTGCAGAATGTAGTAGGAGGATTTCAAACAGCTGTGGATGGTGCATTCAATGTAGGTGCTTTTGACAAATGGCTAGGAAAATAATCAAACCATGATCACGCAAACAAAAAAAAATTTCTTGGATAGGTTGTTTGGCCGGACAAACGACAAAAGCCGTTATTCCGAACAGGAGGAATTCAATCCATCCATGCCGACTTTTGGTGGATCCTTATCCCCGCAACCTGCTTCTACACAAGCGGGTTCACCCACTGCCCAACCTACACAGCCGCAACCCCAATCCGAAGCACCAAGCGGAGCGGCTGGCGCAGGGCAGGGAGCAAGCAGATACAAGCTTTTTGAACTGTTTCAGCCCGAACCGACCCGAGACACCGAATCCGAGGAGATGATCCGCAGGAGGGCAAGAATCAACGCTTTTGGAAGTGGATTAGGCGCTATTGCTGGACTAGCAGGTATGGCATCAGGTGGAGATGCGCCCGCACTTCCGGACTTGCAGACTCCTTGGAACATGGAGGAGATGCAGCGGCTTGATCAAAATTACCGTGGACAAGTTGAAAACTGGGTGAACAGAAGATTCCAAGTCGATCAGGCAAATACACAATTACAAAATCGGGAGATTGAGCAGGATATCAATGCCGAAAACCGCATGGCTGAAATCAATCAGCGTGGCGAACAGGCTAGAATATTGGCAGAACAGCGGGCACAGGCAGCCTTACAGCAGCTTCAGGCCAAAACACAGGCCGAACAGATCAAGGAAATGATGGAAATGGGTATTGATCCCAACTCCGAAAATGCTTATGGGGAATACCTGCAAAAAAACAGGGAGAAATTCAACACCGACCTGAACTACACCAAAGCCCGAACCAACTGGAACAATCGAATAGCAAGCGGAAGCGGAAGAGGAGCGGCAGAAGGCAGTCAATTACCTTATTCACTCGGTATACTGAAGGCCGGAAGGGATGCAATGATTCAAGAGCTTAGAGAACAAGCAAAAAAACTTACAGCACAAAATAATCCCATTCAAAACGAGGCACAGATCAAAATGATCACCGACCGAATCAAGCAGTTAGAAACCTACAAACCTGGAGTCAATCAGCTGATGGATATGGAGATTGGAGAAATGGGAATGAACTTACTGAATCCACAAGAAAATTCACCTGAAAATCAATCTAATATTGACTCATTTCCCTACCAACCTGGACAGGGATTTAACTTCAATTCTGGCGAACAAGCACAACAAGCAAGACCTGATGTAGCTAACAGAATTACAACCGGATTGCAAAAAATAGCTAGTGGACAAGCTTCGGATCAAGATTTTGAAACATTACTGGAATCTATTGTAGAGGCAGGAGAAGCAGAAGATTTGAATCAAGCTTATGAATTAGTCCTGGAATTACTCAATCAGTCAAATCAATAACTGGATGGTACCACAAAACAACGATCTTGCTGCTAAGCTGAAAGCAGCCAAGGAAAGATTAGAGGCAAAAAATCGTAAGGATACGCAGTCAGTAGCATTATCTGCCAACCCGGCTAACCCATTAAGTAAGTACTATCAGCCTGAGCAAGCGGCTACCACCCCAAAACCTACCCAGACAGAACAGGTAAAAAGTATCCCCGGACCTTTTGTCAGTCAGCCGAGTTTTCAGCCATCTGCCTCTCCTACTAATCCTCCTGCACAAAAACCAAAAGGAAGCCCAACCCCATTAGTCACTCCAAATCAGCCATCTTACGGTACTGCTATCACTCCCGGTACAGTAGGTAAGTCAGGAGTAGATTTCAAATTTCCGCTACTTAAAACAGGACAGCCGAGCGATCCAGCCTACCGCTTTCAGGGCAAAGACGTAAGCAGAGAGCAAGTCAGTCAGATTATCAGTCAGGCACCAGATCAAAGCTACTTAGATAGATTGCAGATTGCCAATGACCCCGAACTGATGGAGGCAGTGAAACTCAAACTGCAACAGCTCAAAAATCAGCCTAAATCATAGCCAAACACCAAAAAAACGGATCCTTCCGATAACTCGTTTGGCAAAAACTTTATGGATGGCATGGCAATCGGATGGGAAGATCTCAAAGGAAGCACCGTCAAAGGAATATCTGAGTTTATGGACCTGGCTGCCACTACTCCTTTGGGAATATCAGGAGCAGCATCTTTGCCCAATACGCCAAAATTAGGACAAGATTATCAACAGCTCAAAAAAGACCAAGCAGCAGGAAAAACAGGGGCAATCACTCCTACACTCAATCAATACGCCAAAAATCAACAGCTCAAAGGCGAACGAATGATCGAAGAACGCAATGCAGACCCCGAGTCTTGGGGCTTTATGGCAGGTTCATTGATCCCTCAGGGAGCAGGCATCGCAGCAGCAGTAGGCGTAGGAGCCATCAATCCTGCATTAGGCATGGGATTAGGTGTGGCCAATACCGCAGCTTTGACCAGTATGTCCTATGGAGCAGCTGCACAGGAATACGATCAGTATGTGGCCGAAAAAGGCATTGAATACGATCCCAATGCCCGTTTGGGAACGATGATCCTTACCGCAGCCGCAGAGATGGGTTCAGAGGCTATTCCCGTGGCAAAATTTATCCCCAAAGGATTCCGGGGCAAGATGGGCAAATTCATTTTTGGAGATACAGAAGTTACCTCTAAAATGGGCAGGGAACTCTTGGAGGAGTTTGCCAATACCAATGCATCACGCAAGCAGTTAGTCAAAAACCTACTCAGAGAATCAGCAGAAGGTGCATTGACCGAAGGACCGACCGAAGCATTTGCGGAGTTAGCAGGAGAATTCTCCACGTGGCTGTACAAAGAGAAGGAAGATCGAGCCTCATGGCAGGAAATGATCAAAAATGGTTTGACCGCTACTGCAGCAGGAGGATTGATGGGATCAGCAATCGGACCTTTGTCCTATGGAGCGCAGCAGGTACAAAACCAGCGCAGAAGAAAAGATTCCGGCAAGGTTATCTTAGCCCAAGACAAAAACACGGGAGAAGCCGTGGAAATCATGGGCATGGCCAATGCAGATAAGGATGGAGCACCTCCCAAGGATGCTGCTATCCAGTACCAGGCTATCCGACCCAACGGCAAAATCTACGAGGTGGATGAAAACCAGTTGGACGGGATTTTAGAGATTCCCGAGCCGATGTTTAACGGACTACTGAAAGGCAAAGCCAAGGCAGAAGCAGACAGCGAGTCCCAAATCAATCAGCAAGTCGCCCAAGAAGCGCAAGCTGAGCAAAATTCCATTCGAGACCAATACCAGCCGATGGTTTTCAACGGCATGGATGGAACCCCGATGATTTCGGGAGCCAAATTCAACGGAGAGGACGTATTCGTTACCGCCCTCCTTCCAGACGGTTCGGCAGTGATCCAAAAGCCCGGAGAGGAAAAAACCGTTGTACCACAAAGCGGATTGACCGATCAGGAGACTTTGCCATTTGAGCAGTTCATGCAGCAGTTTGCCCCGGCACCCGATCCAGAGGCACCCGTATTCGACCCAACCAACCCAATCCAGAAAGGGGAAGAAGTCAATATTCAGGGGACAAGTTATGTGGTCACGGGATTTGATCCTGAATCAGGCACTGTACAGCTTGAAAACACCGAGGATGGCAGTGATTTGCCAGCATTGACAGTCTATCAGTTTAACCAGATCAGACAACCCCAGCAACCTGCAACCAATCAGAATACCCAGTCTAACCAGACAGCCGAAGAGCTTCGAAAGATATTCGGACAGCAGGATGAAGTTCCAGAGGGATCGGAGACCTTTGAAACCGGTTCAGAAGTCGATTTGGGAAGCCCGCAGAGCAAGCCAAAGCAAAGCGGTTTAGTAGATGTACCCCGAAACGAAGCCAACGCCATAGCCAAGGAATTTGCCCAAAAAATGGGTATTCAGGGACAGGTGCCCACCGCTTCCAGTTTTGACGGAGGCACCGACCTATCCGAAATCCAAAACTGGATGAGAAATCAAGGACCTGAAGGCGACCAGCTGGCCGATATTCTCGAATTCCCCGAGGCTGCCAAGCGGCTTTTGGCCAAGATGCAAGCTCGTGAGCAAGCCCCAACCCCAAACCCCAATGAACCACTTCCAGCCCAACCCGCAGGTAATACACAACAGCTATCCCGCCCGGAACAAACAGGAGTGGGACAGCCTGCTTCTGAAACTTTACCAGCGCAACCCGGTGATCAGGGAGCTGATAATCAGGTTCCGCTAACCACTATACCAAATCAACCAACCACTACCCCAAATGAAGTACAGCAGCCCCAACCGTCAGGCCAAAATGGACAAGAAGATGTCCAAAATCCCCAAAACCAAGAAGACCGCTCCCAAGAAGGAGAAGGACAAGAAGAACTGGTTCAGGGACAAATAAGTGAGGAGGAAAAAGCCCTTCAGCTTTCCCAAGGCAACCTGCAGACCCGTAAACGGGAAACCGAAGCCAATCCCGAGGATGTGGACCGCATCAACCGAGAAACTGAGTATGAGGATATCCGAAACGCATCCACACGGGACGAACTCATAGACCTGTATCAGGCTGAGGCACAAAACAAGGAAGCTATCCCGCCAAAGGATCAGTTTATCGCAGACACATTGGGAACACAGAAGGTAGATCCTGATTCTTTTGCCCAAAATAATGACCAAAACAACATATCCCAAGGAATCGCTAAGGCATGGTTTGGAAAAAAAGGACAGGGAGCCAAGCTAGACCTCATAGCTATGGAAGCCAGTGAAGCAATGACTCCGGGCAATACCGAGTCCATCACTCCCGAGGATGTGGCCAATTTTCTATTGACTTATCCAAGCATGGAAAGCCTATCCCAGCCGTCCAGAAACCCCAAACTGAAAGCTATTCAGGACAAGGCTATTGCTGTATCCGGGAAAGGAATCAACATCAAATCCAAGGTAAAACCCAAAAATAAATCAGTTAATTTGTCCGAAAACGGACAACTTTTGGAAACGGATGCCCAAATCGCTGAATATCTGGAAAATAATCCCGATATTTTATCCTTCTTACAGGGAGAATTTGGGGAGAAATCAAGTGATTTACTGACAAATTCCGGTGAAATCAACTGGAAAAAGGCTCTTGAAATACTCGATTCTGATCCGGACTACTTTACTTTATTTCCGGGAGGATTTGAAAAATCAGAGCTTGATTCTATCCGAAAAGTTATTAATTCAAACATCAATGAAGCCGACAGCAGCACAAATCCAACAGTTCAGGCAGATTCAAACACTCAAAAACCAAGTGGCAATGAGACTGATCGACCAAACCAGACTGCAAAAACTGACCGAACTGGCACAGAACCTACAACTGGCCGGACAGGACAAGAACCTAATCCTACAAACCCTGACCGCACAGGAGAATCTAAGTCCGGCAGAGGTGAGGGCACTGGAAGCGATTCTGCTTACGGTAATCTAAACCCCAAAGGAAACTTTTTATCAGACCTAAATGCTGCCCGAGAATCAGGAGTATCCGAAAAGGATATTACTGCCATCGAGCAGAAAGGCAAAACACTCAATGCCATCCGAAAGGATTTTCCCCAGCTGACAGATGCACACGAAAACGAGATTTATTCTGAGTTAAACAGCAGCACCAAGCCTGATGAAGTGGCTAAATCGGTATTTTCGAAGGTTAACGATGTCGCCTTTGACCCCAAAAAACCGCTCAATTTTTCCAATCAGAAAGAATCCAAGGCCGAAACCAAAAAAAACGAGATTCAATCCAAGATTGACGGGATCAAAAAACGGGTGAAGCAGCTCAAAGTCCTGCCCCAAACCAAAGCAATCAAGGAAGAGGCCCAGACACTAACCAAAGAGCTCAATCAGCTATTGGGACAGCTGGATAATGCCATGAGCAATCAGGAGGCGACCAAGCCCGCCCAGCAGGAGGATTTGTTTGCCCAGCCGAAGGAAGAGGCGAAAAAACCGACTTCAGCGAAGGAGTTAAACGAGGCTCTTTCTGTAAGGGAAAGAATCAAGCAAAATTCAGAGAAATGGGCAGAAGATCAGGAGAAAAAGAAAGCTCAATCAAGAAAAAAACCTGAAATCAAAAAACCCATTGAAGACGGAAGACCTGATTTTTCCAATGATATCAGTTTGGAAACGGCCAAAAATGCCTATCGAGGTATTTCCTTTGATCCTGACAAGAGAGGTGTAGGCCAAATCAATGACTACATCAATACCATGAACTGGGTATGGGATGAACTTTTTCCATTGGCAGTAAGTGAAGACCAAAAAACCGTTTTTGAATCTGAGTTTGATAGAATCCGTAAAGGAATCATCCAGCGAACCAACAATTATTTAAGTGCTAAATCAAGGACAATCAGTCCGATGATTACGGGACCGGCTAGATTTCCCGTGGCGAGAAATGAAAAGGCCATGCGAACCGAAAATAAGCGTTCTGAAGAATTGATTGATTACAGAAAAAAAGCCGTTGAGACTGCTAAAAAAAGGCTCAAAGAGGCTGCTACTCCTGAGCAAAAACAGGCTATTCAAAATGAGGCCATTCAAAAGCAGATAGACGTAGTAAAAGAAGACATTCAATTTTTGGTTGACGGATTGGCAGAGGCTAAAACGGAGGAAAACCATTTCCTTACTCCCCTCAGCTACTTAAATCAGCCATTAAACGGAAGATAGCTAATATCACACTTCCCATAAGCCCAGAAGCAGGACAGAAGGTGGTGGATTGGGCCAATGATTATGCAAAGGAAAAAAAGGTAAAACCTTTGTTTACCAGTAAAAATTCTGTTTTTAAATACATCGAAACAGCCAAAATCCAAAAAGAAAAAGCTGAGAATGAGACAAATCAACCTCAAAAAGAATCAGAGGTATTGTTTGAAAACGATCAAGTAAAAATATCACGTGATCCATCAATTGACAGAATATTAGTTCAGAATCCAGATGTGCCGAGCAAGGCAATCAGAGACAAACTGAAAGCCGCTGCATGGCGATGGAGCCCCACCAATAAAGCTTGGCAGCGAAAAGATACCCGAGAGGCAGTTGAAAGCGCAAAAAGGATATTTGGAATTACTGAATTAAATCCAGATCAAGAAAGAATGTTGATCATTGGGGAAAAAGGAGCTTCCAGACTTGACCAAATTGAAGAAGCGACCACTCGATTGGATAATTTGGCGGTGGCTAGACAGATGGAAGCCGAAGGGATTCAGCCTGTTTTCCAAGCCTACAGAGAAGCAATGGCAGAGGTGGATCGATTGAATGAAGCCAAAGATTTTGATACCGATCGGGACTATTTAGAAGCACCAATTGAGCGAATGTATGCGGCGTTGGGATACAACCAATACAGCGCAGATAGAGAAGTTCGAGGAATATCATGGGTGCCTTTAAATCCCACTCAAATCAAGTCAGCCACAGGCAATCAAGGTACTTTTGATCCAAAGAACCCGGATATTCGGTTTTCCCGCCCATCCACTATCTCCGAACTCAATCAGCGCATAGGAGAAAGCAGAGCGCAGGAACTCATTCAGGCACCCCAAGGACCCAAACCCACTAAGAAAGCGGCGGATATTGCCAAGAAAGCGGCTGATTTCACCAGTACCTGGCAGAATGCACCCCAAATCCGAACCTTCAACAGCGCACAGGAGGCATTGGACAGCTATCCCGAGCTTCAGTCCCGATACAGCATCGAGGATATGGAGAATGTCCCAGCCCTGTTTATCAAAAATCCAGACACCGGAGCCACCGAAGCCGTATTGATTGCTTCTCACAGCTATCTATCCGAAAAAGGAGGAGTCGAAAAAGCCCTGCTTCATGAGGTGATCGGGCATTATGGAATTAGGGAGTTTTTGAAGCAACAGGCCCAAGGCGACCGCAAAAAGTACGTCCAGGAATATAATACCCTGATGCAGCAGGTATTTGATGCCAAAAAATCAGACCGTACGCTGGCCGACATCGCCAAGCGCTATTTTGGCAAAGAAGTAAGTCAGCTCACCGCCAATGAACAAATTATCGTAGGCGATGAATACCTGGCACACGTGGCGCAGGATGGCGTACAGGACAAGTGGATTGACCGGGTAGTGGCCAAACTCCGCCAGATACTGCGGCAGCTGGGGATCAAAATCGGCCTGTCAGATGCAGAAATACGAAACCTGATCGGGAACTCCATGCGAATCGTAAGAGGTCCGCAGGGACGGCCGGTAGTAAGAAAAATGTGGATCAGACCAATGGGCCGAGGTTTATGGTTGAAGATTCGACTTTAGACCAAACCCTATCCCCAGCCTTCAAAGCATGGTTCAGGGATAGCAAAGTAGTGGACGAAAACGGGAAACCGTTGGTGGTGTATCATGCAACACAATCAGATTTCGATAGTTTTGATAAGAAAAAAGCAGGTTCAGCAATAGATTTTGGAACACTTGGAGAAGGATTTTATTTTACAAGTGATCCAGAAAACGCTAGTAATTATGCTAGAAATCTAAGTTCAAATACAGGAATTTCAGGAGGTGAAAACATTATTCCAGCGTTCTTATCAATAAAAAATCCTTACAAGGCTAAAAACCTAAGAGAAGTTTCAGGAGACAATAAATCCGAATCAAGAAAATTTAGAGAAAAGCTTATTGCGAAAGGATATGATGGAATTGAATTTGATAATCCTTTTGGCCCTTTTTCTTGGTATGTAGCTTTTGAACCCACTCAAATCAAATCCGCCACTGGCAACAACGGAGATTTCAACCCTGATAACGCAGATATCCGCTTTATGAAGGTCGGGGCATCCAATGCCGATTTTTCCGCAGTCAACAGTAAAAACCTTCAGGATGCCAAATTGTCCTGGTGGGAGCGAAAAGTAATCGAGCCCTTACAGGACCGCATGATCCGGGGCAAAAAACTGATCAAAGCCAAAGCAGGGGACCAAGTATCCGACAAGGCTGATTTCTACACCCGTGAAAACCTGAAATCAGGCAAAACGCTGGAAAAAGCCAGACGGTTTGAAAAGGACCTTTGGAATCCGATGATCCAGACGGCCAATCAGATCAAAAACGCCACAGGTCTGGAGCCTTCCGATATTTCCGACTACCTGAAATTCAAACATCATGGCGAGCGGAAGCAGTATTTTATCGATGAATATAAAAAAGAGGGGAAGGCAATACCGAAAGACGAAAAATGGCCTACCGGTATGACCGATCAAGAAGCGGCAGACGGGATCAAAGCCTTTGAATCCAAGGTGGACAAGCGATTGGTGGACAAGCTGAACAAGCAGGTCAAAGCCGTGAGCCGATTTACCACCGTGGAGCGGTTCAAAGCGGGGATGATCACCAAGGAAGTCTATCGGGACCTCCTCACCCGATATAAAAACTACGTCCCATTGACAGACTGGAAAGGCATGGAGGCAACCAATGATCAGGTCTATACCCTGTTGATGTCTGCCAAAGGCCGTACCTCAGAAGCTGCCGATCCGCTACCCTTCCTATTTACTGCAGCGCAGGAAGCCATCATGAGAGGGGAAAACAACCGAGTTCGCCAATCGGTACTCGAATTTGTCAAGGAAAACGTATCTCCCGGAGATTATTTCATCCGAAAAGCTTACTATGTCAATACCAGGTCACAGGACGAATTCGGAAATGATATCTGGATAGAAACGATGAACAAGCCAACCGATGCGCAGCTAGCCAACGGTGAGGCCATGAGTTCGTTTAATCCACAAGTGCACCGACACGTACAGCAGCAAGGAGAAACAACCAATGTACTGCCAGTGATGGTAGAAGGAAAAAAAGTATTCATTGAATTTAAGGATCCCGAGATTCCCAGCACCATCAAAAACATCAATCAAGATAAAGTTCCCGGATACCTGACTTGGATGCGAAAGTACACCCGATGGCTATCCTCCATGTACACCCAGTACAGCCCAGAATTTGGGGTAAGAAACCTGATTCGGGACGTGGGATTTGGCGTTTATAACATGATGGTCGATCAGGATGCCACCACCGCCAGAAAAACAATCGGCAAAATGGCTAAATCAACAGGTACCTTGGGGTATTTTTTCCGTACAGGCGAGTACCGAAAAGGAAAGGACGGAAACTATCTCAAAGAATTCATGGAGGAGGGAGCCATGACCGGATATACCGACTTGGAAACAGCTGCAGACGTATTCAGAAGAGCCCAAAAGGAAATCAGTAAGGCTGATCAAACCAACCTTTGGCAAAAGGGAGGGAAAGCACTTGCCAAGCCTATTTTGGCTTTTGGAGAGGGGATTGAGATCTACAACAAGACTTTGGAAAATGCGATGCGATTCAGCTATTACAAGACCTTGCGGGATCAGGGAATGAGTAAACAGAAAGCTGCTATTCGAGCCAAGGATTTGACCGTCAATTTCAACAGAAAAGGAAAATCTTCCTCAGCACTGGGGGCCGTTTACATCTTCTTCAATGCTGCCGTACAGGGTAATGAGCGACTGATCCGAAGCTTTACCAATCCCAAGACCCGAAGAAAGGCCTCAGGATATGCGGGGGCAGTAATAGCAGCAGGAATGATGCAATCCCTATTGTTCGGCTTGTTTGACGAAGAGGACGAGGATGGAAAAACTTTCTATGAGAAGATTCCAGACTATGTGAGAAGGAATAACTTGATCCTCCGAAATCCATTCAGTGAAAATCCAAATGACTTTGTCAAAATCCCGCTTCCCTACGGATTGAATATTTTCCATTCCTTTGGAGAATCACTCGGTCAGGTTTTGACAGGAAGAAAATCGGTCGGTCAGGAAGCAATCGGTATGCTCAGTGCGGCAAGCAATGTATTTTCCCCATTGGGAGGATTTGAATTCAGCTCCGAGCAGGACGGATTTGAGCAAGTTGCGCAGGTTGCCTTTCCATCCGCAGGGCAACCCCTATTGGATTTGGCATTTAATCGAAACTTCACCGGACGGGCCATTTACCGAGAGCCTAGCCAATATGCCAATTATTCCCCGCCAGACAGTCAAATGTACTTTGAGGGAGTCAATCCCTACATCAAAGAGGCAACTACCTTCCTGAATCAGCTTACCGGAGGAAACGAGGTGAAATCGGGAGCCATAGACATCAATCCGGAATGGATAGAATACGGAATGGAGCAGTATTTTGGAGGTCCGGTACAGTTTGGTAAAAACATGAGTACTACCATCACCGAGCTAATCAACGGAGAGAACGTATTGGAAGATCCCAATATCAGACCGGTGCCTTTTGTCCGGTCTTTTGTAAGCAAAACAGGTACAGACTTCGAGGCAAGGCAAAATTTCTACGAAAACAGAAACAATGCCGAAGCAGCCATGGAGGAATACAAAGCCTACCTCAAAAAAGGAATGGACCAAGAAGCCGCTGAATTCTTCCAAGAAAACCAAAACCTGATGATGCTGGCCGATATCCACAAAAAATATGACAAGCATATCAGCGAAATGACCCGCACCATCAATCAGCTGAAAAAAGCCGATCCCGAGCAGTACGATGATCAGATCGAGCAACTCTACGAGCAGCGAACCCAGCTGATGCGGGAGTTTAATAAGCAGTACGGTGAGATCATGTTCAAAAACAGGCCTAATCCCATCAAGCAAATCCTTAACCTAGACTAAACCACCTACCTTTTGACTACCGAAAAAGCCCCGAAGTATCTCCGGGGCCTTTTTTATTTGTAAAAAATTAAACTATTTTTAAACCTATCCTGCACATTTTAATCAAAATTTCAATGAAAAATATACTATTCACTCTTGCCTTTTCATTTTTTTTGATAGGTGCTTTTGCCCAAAATACAAGCCTATCCAGTTATTACAATAACGGTGAATTAATCGTTTTAAGTCAAGACAAAAATGCCACTGTACAAGCCATTACCCCTGAATTGCGGCCGGGAAAAGAAATTAGGATTTTTATTCAGACTTCAAATTACTCCAATCAAAACTACACCTATAATCCAGTAACACAAACCAGTATCAAAATCACCTATAAAAATGGAAAAACCGCAGTGTTTTTACCGATTGATCCTGATAAATTTATACGAAAAATCTATAATAATTACGTATTAGGGGAAGTGATAGCAGGATTTTCTTCGGGATATTCAAACAGTTTGGCAGGAAACCAAACCGCAACCTATCAAAAAAACACCCAAGGAACTGTTTATGGTGAAAATTCAAGCCTCAGTTACAATCAATCCGAAAGCGGAATTATTCAATTCTATGATCAAAATGAAGTTAATCGAAGAAACGAAATTGACCGACAAAACATGATAAATCGAGCAAATAATTTTAATTCTTCTATTAGCTCTTTGGATGAATCAATGATGCGAACCAATACAATCCGGCCTAATCATTCTCAAGCAGGATATGTTGTGTTCAAGGCAAAAAACAAAAAAATTCAGTCATTGGAACTCAATGTAAATTTTGGAAACAATAAACACGTATTAAAATTTTAATCATTATCCCCTCGCTTCCCAATCAACCACATCCAAAACCCAAAAATATACCATGCCAGAATAAAACCACTCATGGCGTAGGGATACCAGTCTTTGGGTAAGAAAGCAAGCAAAATCCACTGAAAAAGCACTCCAAAAAGAATAATCCCAAAGCATATCCAAGTCATCGAAAAGAAAAAGAACAGGACAGAATAGCCGATACCATCTTCAAGCTGCTTGGAAGTAGGGAGTATTTTTCGCATAATCACGGGATAAGACCCTGAATATAAAAGAAAAACAGGTTGATTCACAGGTTTTTTTTTAGTATTCTTTATATTTACAGACAAGCAAGGGGACCAACCCCTACACAAATACCAGGCTAAGGCCCAAGATTCACGTTTTTACGTGGGTTTTGGGCCTTTTTTATTTTCCTACCACATGAAAAAGACCAACGTAGATTTCAATCCCGATGACTTACTGAGGCAGATGCCAAAGGATTTCAGTCAGTACATGGAGGATCGACTATCCACTAAGCAGCTGGAGCAAGCGACCACCCTTATCTACAATGACCCGGAAATGAAGCGCATAGCGGATGAAAAACTGCAAAATGCATTTTACTACTGGGAGAAACTACAGCCTTTTCGTCAACGCAGGAAAAAGTGCCGAGACTTTTATCAGGGAGACCACTGGAAGGATACCATGACCAATCCCGATACGGGAGAGACCATCACCATGGAGGACTATATCCGAAGTCAGAACATGGTCCCGATCAAGCAAAACATGATCCGACAGCACATCAAAAACCTGCTCGGTCAGTTTATCGAAAACGACTTCAAATCAATCGTGGTAGCCCGCAATCGAGAGGATCAAAAGCTATCCGAGATGATGTCCAAAACACTTGAAGCTGCTCTTCAGCTCAACAAAACTCACATGCTAGATGTGAGTGTCATCGAGGAATTTTTTATCTCCGGAGCTTTTGGATGGAAAACCCACTACGGATGGCATGAGGATAAAAATAGGGATGACTTGATTATTGATTCGGTGCATCCTGCCTTGATGTTTTTCAATACCGGAATTAAAGATATCCGGCTCAAAGAGATTGATTTTATCGGAGAGATCCACGATGTGCCTATTGAACAGGTGATCAGCACATTTGCCAAAAACGAAGCAGATCGACAGATCATTAAGCAATGGTATGGACATGACCGGAGAAAAAATAGACGAACCGCTTATACCTCTCAGAATCAGGACAGTTCGATGATTGACAATATGGATTTTTACACGCCATACGATGTCAATATGTGCCGGGTAGTGGAAATCTGGGAAAAGGTCAATATGAAAGTAATGATCGTGTATGATCCCATCCATGGAAAAGCTTTTCAGTCCGATATGAGTTTTGAGGAGCTGGAAGAAATTAACAGACAGCGCTTCGAGCAGGCCATCATGCAGGGAGTGCCCGAAGAAAATATCCCCTTGCTGGATTTTGAGGAGCGCTATGAAAATATCTGGCACTTTTGGTTCCTGACCGACCGAGGCGATATCCTGATGCACGGTGAAACTCCATACGAGCATGAGCAAAGCCCCTACACTTTAGGTCTTTATCCGCTGGTAGATGGCAATATCTGGGGATTTGCCTACGATATACTGGATCAGCAGATACAGATCAACCGCTTGTTGACAGCCATGGATAAGATAGTGGGAACCAGTTCCAAGGGAGCTTTACTCCTTCCCACACAAGCTAGAGCTGATGGATGGACCAATGAGGACTATGCCAGCGAAATGACCAAATCAGATGGAGTCATAGAGTACAACGCAGATCCAAAAAATAACGGGATCAAACCCGAAGAGCTCAACGCCAAAAACATCAATATCGGAGCCATCGAACTTCTGCAGATGCAGATGAACCTTTTAGAGCAGATATCAGGAGTCACCAATGCCATTCAGGGACAAAAAGCAGGATCGGGCACACCATTGGGGATATATCAACTGCAAACATCAAACGCCCAAATCAATAACCGAATATACTTCGAGTTTTTCTTTCAGCGCAGAAGTGAACGGGACCTCAAAGCCGTCAAAGTGATTCAGCAATACTACACGGAAGACAGAAACATCCAAATCACCGGTAAAGACTTTGACGATGAAATCAAGTATTACGAAGCAGCTAAAGGACGTGACCTGGATATTATGATCAGTATGGGCCGTGCTACCAATACACCCGTCATGCGACAGGTACAGGATGATATTTTGTTGAGATTCTTAGATCAGCAATTGATTGACTTGGATATCTTTACCGAGCTTACCTCCCTGCCATTTGCAGACAAGCTTCGTGAAACCATTAATCGCAAGCAGCAGGAACTAGAACAAGCGCAGCAACAGGCAGCTGCTCAGGGATTGCCCACCGAAGCCGATCCAGAAGCCATGGCCGCTTTGCAAAGTGCTATTGGTATGAAAAACGGGAAAATACCAGGATTGCAGGTTAATTAAGTTAAAATGAAAAGAATAATTAATTTTCTTGAAAGATTATATCAAGCCGCCAAAGAAGTTTTTATTGAATATTTCTTATCTGATTAAAAAAACGCTTATTTTTAAGTGCGAATCCTAGTAAAAGCGGGACTTTTCGGAAGCTTTCCCCTTTAAAACAAAAACCCCGATCAGGAATGGTCAGGGTTTTGTTTTTTAGATTGTAATCTAGTGCATAACCGATCCTAATTCTCTTTTTTTATTCTTTCTTTTAATTCCGAATTTTCGGATTGAAGTTTGACTATTTCTTCGCCCATTTCCTGCATCCAGCCTTTGTTTGTTTCATTGATTGTTTCATTCATGATTTCAACCATACGTGAATAGGATATTTCCCCTTGGTTGACTTGCTTTAACAGTTTATGGATATCGGCTACTTTAAATACTTTTTTCATAGTTTTTGATCAGGGCTCTATCATTAATCTCCATTTTGATACTTGCTTTTTCGTATATCTTTGAAATCCTCCGTCATGATCTACTTCAGACATGCATTCAAAGCAATCTTCTGAATAGAAGGCAAATTGACCAAATTTGACTTCATCGTCTACTACAAAAAGAAGGTAAGTATTTTTAGGAATTTGATCCATATCGGTAAACCATTGATCTTTTTCCTCTAAATAATCAATATACCTATCTAAAAATTGGATATATCGGTATAATTCAGGGTTATTTAAAAAAACCTGATTAATGTCTTTGGGAGTAGTGGACTCAGAAAAGAATTGTTCGATAGTAGGTCTTTTCATATTGGAGTTTGGATTTTATTGATTGTAGCCCGGCTGACATGGGTGTATATTTCGGTTGTTTTGCTGGACGAGTGACCTAGTGTAGCCTGAATGATTCTTAAGTCGGTGCCGGATTCTAGTAAAGCTGTCGCATTGCTGTGACGGAGTTGATGGAAATGATACTTACTTCCTAGGTATTTCTTCACAATCTGATTGCAGGAAGTTGTAGAGTATTGGAGGCTGAATTGGCCGTTGAACAAGTATTCCTTAGGTTGATATCGTTTGTAGTATTCCCGTAGTGTGTTAAGAGTGGTAGCACTGAGCGGAACTATCCTATCCTTTCTACCTTTGGCCTGTCTGACCATGATCAGCATTCTTTTGGAATCAATATCAGCGATTCTTAGGTTACATACCTCAGATACCCGCATACCCGTACTAAAAGCAAGTGTAATAATAGCCTTATGCTTCCAATTTGATATTTTGGAAATAGATTGCAGGATATGTTGGGTATCAATCACCTGAGGCAATTTCTTTTCCTTTTTAGCATAGGGGATATACTTCATTTTTCGAGGCTGATTGACAGTCAGAGCATAAAATGCCTTCAAAGCTCCATGTGCATGACGTTGGGAGTTGATGGCCTTGGATTGTAGGAGCCAATTTTTGATATCATCCGTATTGATATGCTTGGGGCTATCACGGTTCTTGAAATGCATCAAAAACAATCCTACCTGAGACCGATAATTAGCAATTGTGCTATCCGCATACTTTTTGACCCGTAAATCCCGCTCAAAAAGATTTAATAACTTTGAGATTTCCATAATCTATATCCCTGTGATTTAATTAGTTACAAATTATTTTTACATATACTTGTTGTAGGCAATTAAAGGCTTTTAAGGTAATCGTTTACAACAAATTCGTCTGAGCCAAACTTCGTGCATTCATTTTCAATCATCCATCTACGGAAAGCCTTTAACTGTTCGCTTCGCCCTACAACATCGTGTATGCGTAAGGCTTGCTCCCGCTCTATTTTAATAACTTTTGCAAAGTGCTTTAGTAATCTAATCACAGACTCCTTTGGTACGCTATCTGCATTCCCAAATTCTTTTTGATATAATTCTTCTGCTGTCATTCTATTTAAGTTTATCGTTAATAATTCGCCCTACGCATACACGAGGAACGTTATAAACAAATAAAAAATGTAGCCCCCGTCGGGAAGTACATTGTTACTTCATTGTTTATAATTTCAACTTTATTTGGTTCAGCGTTCATGTTATGGTTTATCAAACTATTGTTTATCAAATAATAATTCAATGTGCTATACAGTTCTCCGTTGTAATAAATCATTTTTTATCAGTTTATAACACGCTGTCATAAATAATTTTGCTGTTCATCTAATTAGCATGTTCGGTTATTTAAAATTTATCTCATTTTATTAATTAAGTGCTGTAATCATATAGCAAAACTATTCATACAGCATATACGTTGTGTGCAAGTGCTACGACATTGCTAATATTGAAAGTTCGTACCATTTACACCGTTTTAATAATTTTTTTTGCCCACGCTCTTTTGCGCTAAGGCGCAATTTGGTTAAGCTGCAATCGCTTCATAAATCGTTTTGCGACCTTCCAAAACATCTTCTAAAGATTTATCTGGCAAGTCCGCTAATTCAACTTCACAAATGATACCGCAATTAGGCATCACTTCTTTGCTCATTCTTCCTGCATTTGGGTCTAATTCATCTAAGAAAGTTCCGTTAATACAAGAATATCCAACCTTTCTTTCAAGTCGTGCCATTCGCCAAAATACATCTGGGAAATCAATTCTTATCTTATTCCAATATCCTTTCCCACCTTTCACACACCCAATGCAGTTGTTATTGTTGTAACCAAGTTTGTACATTATTGGCAACTCTATTCCTGCATTAATTAACATTCCTGCGCATTGGTCTTTATCAACGCCTTTTTCAATCAATGGAAATAATGGTCTTGTAGTCGGGTATTGCTGTCCGTGCCTAATTGCTCGATTTACTTCTTTTAAATTGTATTCAAAGCCCCAAACTTGATTGAGAATTTCAACATCATTAAAAAGTGTAATTGAAAACTGTTTTTCCAACTCATATCGCACTTCCTTTTTCAAAACCTTTGTACAAGGTGCGCCCATCGGTGTGTTTACAGCACCAGTTTTTTCAATTACTTCAAATTGGTCTTTAAATTCTCGGCTTTTAAGAGAGTGTATTTTCTTTCCGTACCATTTTTCGCAATCTGCCTTAAATCGGTCATTGTCTGGGTGTGCTGTGTCAATGTGAATATAGAATAGTTCTACATCGTCATACATTTCTAAAGCCATTTTGCAAGCCATAGCAGAAGTAACACCAGCACTCCACCAAGCAACTCGAAAAGATTTGCCCCCACTCAAAAAATTATTAAAACTACTTTCCTGCATAATTCAAAGTTTATCTCTATTTAACCGCACCAGACACACAACAACACCTAAAAAGCATACCCTACGGGATACGCATTTTAGCCAAACCGTTGTAAATCATTGACATAAAGGGCATTTTTTTGTGGATGAAAAAGGCATAGCTCCACTATCATCACAATAGTCGCATTTAGATTTTTTTTTACGATTTACAACACCAGACATACTCAATGCTGATTCACGTTCCTTGAAGTATTCTATTGCTACCTGAGCGCACTTTTCCGCTATTGATTCTTTTGTTTGAATCACAGATTCGCCTATCACGCCAATCATTTTCTGTTTTAGTTCTTCTTTCATAGTTGTTTATCGGTTTATTTCGCACTGATTATGTCTGCGGGACGTTCTGGTTCGCCCTTCGGGACTCACCAGAACAATGCACATAGTGCATTGAAACGACACCATGTGCCGCCCATTTAGCCGCAAGCCTACGACAGCACTCCGTATTCATACTCTCGTTTTTGACTATTCCATCTGACATAGTAGCAATAACTTTCATCACCAGCCGTTTCATATCCAATGCAAGGTTCATAATGCTGAATACGTCTGTTTTTATCAAAGTGCAATCCTAAAAAAGCCGAAACAAGTTGCCCTAATTCAGCACCGCTCCATCTTCCTTTGCATAGGTCAACAGCTTCTTTTATATCCGCCAAAATGTTTTCAGGGAAACCATCGTGGCTGCGGTCAATGTGAATAAACTCATCACCGTCTTGAAATTTAATGTTTGCTCTTGTGCTCATTGTTATTTGTATTATGAAAAAGGCCAGCGGCTAACAGCGGTTTTGCAATAGCCGCCTGACAATCCTCGGTTAATAATTAAGTTCTTCTTTGGCGGCCATCGCAAAGCCGCAAAACGTTAGCAAAAATTAGCCAACGCACAATTTCAATTCGTCCTCTGTCCCTAAGTCTTCATCAAGCCATATTTCACGCATCTTCTCGCACTTTTCACACCAATGACCATGCATCCATTTATCAAGCTCTAAATTCATTTGAAGACGCTCACCTGATTCATACGGCTCTTCATCAGCATCAAATCTGATTGCGCCTGAAACTAATACCATTTTGCTTTTGCATTTCTTACATTCTACTGCCATCGCTCTGTAACTTTTGCTAACAAACGATAGGATGAATGACCTATCAATGTTAGCGGTTAAGTGATCACTTATGGGCTGGTCACATCACCCTATCTGGCTCGTTCGTGGTGAATCCCTTCGGGCTTCCCCACGAATGGGCGGCACATGTCGTTTCTGGTTCGCCCTTCGGGACTCACCAGAACAATGCACATAGTGCATTGAAACGACACCATGTGCCGCCCATTATAAGCCATTTTAGGACACAGCTACAAAAACACGATGCTGACCTGCAACATTCTCTTTTGTGATTTCTCTAATTTCTTTAAGTTCTACAAGCCTATCAACACAAGCCAAGTGCAACCAACTATCGCCAGTTACTCCACTAATGGCATTTTGCATCATTACTGCACCACTTTGTTTAAGAAGTTGTTGCACTTTGTCACGGATTTTCAAGAATGTTTCTTGCCCATCTTCCGTAAAGATTTTCGATTTTTCAGTTTGATAATTGAACATTTTGTTTCAATTTAAAGTTAAGCCAAACCCGAATAAAAACGGCTTATAACAGTGGTTTGGCAAAATACCGCCACAAGCCTTTGTACTATAATTCAACATTTGTGCAAGGCGGTACTTCGCCAAGCCACAAAACGTTTCTGGGAATGCCTTCGGCCTTCCCAGAAATGGGGGCGGCTACTCGCTCCTGTGAGGCCTTCGGCACTCACAGAAACACTGGCTATACGCCATTGTGAACGAGCGCATAGCCGCCCCCATTCGTCACCAAACCCCACCCATTTCCAATTCTTTATGAAATCGAAACTGATTCATCAAGTATTCTTCTGAAGAAGGAATGTATAATCCCAGTTGGTCTAGGGACATTTCCCGGATCTTGTCAATAAGTAATGTCATTTGCTTGGTATCCAAGTCAGCAGTGGACTTTCTGAAACTGATTTCGTTTTTGGTATAACGCATAATATCGGGTAGCTGATGGGAAAACAATTCCTTTGCTTCATCAATTGTATAGCCAGTTTCTGAGCAAAACAGACCTAAGCATACATGCAGGTAACTGTTTTGGCGGATTGTCCGCTTTTCCTTTACCTTTTTGAGTTCGCAGCGTGCTTTAGACTCAATGAGCTTATCCAAGTAGCTTTTGGCCTTGTTGACATCAAAATCATTCGACAGGTCCAGCAGCATGGTTGATGACTTCAAATTTGACAATATCCCCAACCTGAAAGGCTCCCGGCTTATCCATAATCCAGACAAAGCGGGCATTTAAGCCGCCCGGATTAATGGGAATGACTTTATAGAACACAAATCCTTTACCGTACTTGTATTCCAGCGCATCGACTTCCGAAACGGTCCAAATGGTCGGCTTGTCCGGGATGTTCATATCCTTTTTAGACACGCATGCAGTGAACAGCAGCATAATGGACAAAATCACAAACACCACAAAAAAAGAGATGCCCATCCCTTGGTATTTGCTGATGTAATTCGGCTCATTCATGGATTTCCTCCTTTCGTTTAACTTCCAAATGAGATATGGATAATAAGGCTTCAAAATTCAAATGGGGGTTAAACAGTATTTTACCATCTACCTTAAAACCTTCCATGATCTCATGCTTCACAGCAGCTTCAAAAGCGCACCAGGAAGTTTTGACAATTTCATCATCGGTCATAAATTCAGAAAGGTACCACTTACGTCCTTTCCATAATTGCTCATCACCTGTATGGGTACAGGGAGCAAAATACCGGCATTGGATGTAGTACCGACCAGAATTATGAATCTGATCACAAGCAACAATAAACTGAAAATCGTACCCTAATAATCTGGCTTGAATTCTACCAATTAGATTTAAAATCCGTTGTTTTTTTGATACACTCATTTTCCTATTCGTTAAATAATGAATCCCAAGACCTTGAGTTTACTGATCAGGTTGTTTCGCTCCTTATGCAGATCATTTAGAAGGACTCCCAATACCTCCAATCCTACAGTCTCATTTATAGAAAAGGAACATCTTTCAGTAAATTCATTTTTTTTCTCATGCATATTCCCTTGCATACCCATGAAAAAAGCATGAAAACCCATCATTGGTCTGTTTTCAGTGATGATTGACCCATCTTCGTCAAAGGAGACCTTAGTATCATTTTCCTCTTTTACTCTTTGATTGGCCAGATTAAAATCCAGCTTGATGCTGACCGGATCATTGGCGATTTGGGAAGCCAGTTTTTCAATAGCTATGATTTTCTTATCCAAAACCAGAATTTTAAAAAGGATTTTGGATGCTTTTTGAAGTGAATTGATGTTGTTCATTATTTTAATTTTCCTGTTCGTTTCTGTAAAAAACTTTTTAAATAGCCCCTGACCAAATGCCAGGGGCTTCACTCTGTCTATGTAGGCGTTTTGCTACTAATTTGACTTTTATTACTACCGATTCGACTGTCCATTTGCCAACACCAGCGTTGCGTTTCACGGGGCTTCAAACAGCGTTGCCCCAACCTTCATCCGGATTTTATGCCCTCCCTCAGTATTTTATTATCAAACCAAACGCCTTTCGTCTGGATGGTTGTGGAGCACACGGAATCGAACCGCCTCGCTTCTCGGGTAATCCTGCACAAATCTTAGGACTTACGGATTCAACCCTTACACTTACCCAGATACCCCAAAATTTACCACTGAAAGGCACTGGCGACCTGATTATTTAATTAGCTCATAGTTACTTCACAGGTGATTGAAACAACTTGCTCTCCTTTACCACTCCAAACCTTTTCTTTGCTTGATCGGCAAAGAGCTTTTTAACCCGCTCCTTGTCCGATTTTTTACTGTCTTTTTTGCACAGAACCTTATGTGCTTCAAAGAGCGGCACAAATGACCTTTTTCCTTCTTTGACCAGCACAATCCCGTCCGTGGGCAGTGAAATCCCAGATCCCATGTGGTCCTTGATCAGCTCAAAAGCATCCAAGGGATGATCGTAAACCACTGCTGAAGTATATCCCTTTTCGGCTAATCGGATCAGAAAATCCACTTGGTCAGAAGTACAGGCATTGACTCCGCACTTGATTTCCAGCATCAATCCTTTGGAAAAATTTGACTCCTCAATAATAACGAAATCCGATACTCCGGCACGGCTGCCCATTTTTTTGAATTTGTACTTCTCAAAAGGTGTGCGTTTCCCTTCGTTTGGACAGTGAAACCAGTGTAAATCAGGGTATTGTAAATAAATCAAACGGGCAATCTCCGACTGCATGATGTCCTCACGGGTAAGATGCTTATCAAATGGATTGGCCTTGCTCATATCCAAAAGTAACTAAAAAGAATATTAATGCAATAAAAAACGTAAAAAAAATCATGAATTTGATAATCAGATTATTTTTTCAGTAATTTAGTGAAACGAAAATATGAATGCCAGAATTTGACCCAGACAGGCTGAGATTTCATTCGACCGAGGAAGGCTTTAAACCGGGCTATGTAGTCGGAGTATTCCGAAAGCTTGTCACCGATTTATCCGAGGCGACAGATACCATCTACACGAGTAAGGCCATGCGCATGAGTGATGAGCGCTACCACAACTCCAAAGACTATCTGAATGCCTTTGAAAAAACCATGCTGGCATACCGGGATCAGGAGCCTATCGGCAGACTGACACCCGATCAGCAGCGGCAGATTTTGGTGATGGTGGATGACATCCTGAAGGGCAAGCGGGAATGTGTACAGTTTCAGCTAAACCGGGGTTGCAACGGCCTGAAGGAAGTCTTTTCAAGCAAAGTTTTTCCATTGGAATTCAATTACAAAACAAACGAACAGGAACCATGACTGATTTTGACAGACACGAAGATCACATTGCCGGGGGCTATCCCGAGCCGGACAAAAACGATTTGTCCAAAGACAAGAAAATTAAATTAATCGTATTGGCAGGACTTGGATTGGCCATCATTTTGGCTATGCTGGATGATGCCGGGGTATTTGGGTATTGGGGAGGATGAACCATACCATAGAAGATATTTCCCATTTATCCGAAGTAATTCATGGTGACAATCGTGAATTTTTGTTGCATACGGACAGAATTTGGGATTTGGCCGTGGATGACCCTCCCTATTTTAAAGGACCTGAGAGAAGGAAATTTTACGGAAGCAAAAAATCTCCGATCGGAGTCAAGAGGGTAGATTATCCGGTAACGGGGCAATGGAATGTTCCTGATAAAGAATACTTCCATTTACTCCGATCCAAAACCAAAAACCAAATCATTTGGGGATCAAACTACTTTGATTTTGGATTGTGGGAACCCCATAAAACACCGAGAAAAGGAGAAGAATTTGAAAAATGGCTAATCAGTCATCCCACAGGTTGGATTGTGTGGGACAAGCTTAATGGAAGAAGTTCATTCAATGATTTCGAATTAGCCTGGACATCCTTTGACCGACCCACGGTGGTTTTTACCTATATGTGGAACGGCATGTGCCAAGGGAAAAGTATTTCTGAGGGTCATATCATGCGGGGAAACAAATCCCTCAACGAAAAGAAAATCCACGTCACGCAAAAGCCGTTGGACCTCTATCGATGGATATTCAGAGACTATGCCAATCCTGGGCAATCCATCCTAGATCCGCATTGTGGCAGTCAATCCAGCAGGATAGCTGCATTTGATTTTGGAGGACTTTACTATACAGGTCTTGAAGTAGATCAGATCTATTTTGAAAAGGGAAATCGAAGGACCGAGAAATATATCAATGCCTATTTGAACCAACTTAAACTCCAATTCGCATGATCCCATTTATACGCTTCATCCGAGCCTGTCTATTCCTGATCGAGGCATTGACTTATAATCCTCCCCGCACGATCCGGGAGAATCAGTCCGAGTTTGACCGAGATACCGAAACCGAAAAACCGCTATTCCTATGAACCCACTCCGAAAACTCTACAAGTACATCCATGACCGCATTGTCCAAAAGGTAAATAAGGCTTACGATATCAAGCTGAATGAAGCTCATCGAGCATACGATAAAGTATGGAGATCGGGCAAGAGGACGAAGCAGGATTATCCCCGCTATCAGGCCAAATTGAAAAGACTGGAGGAAGAGCGGGTATCTGAAATCAGAGAAAAGCTATCCAGATGGGACTGGCTGGAAAAATTGACTTGATATGATACAATTAATCACACTCGCTTTGGTTTTTCTATTGGTTATTGATCGGTTGATTTACTACGCATCTAGACCCAAAAAAGACCTACTTACCGTATGGAAATCATTCTGGTATTGGATTAGGTTTTGGAAACCGATAGGTGAGGCGATCAGATCGTATTTAATAAAAAATTATCCTCATATAAGTCGGGATGTTTCCCATCAATGGTTTAAAAAATCATTTTGTGAAGTATTTGACAATGAGGAAAAATTGAGAATTAACCAAGAACATTTTAACCTACAACAAAAAAATCAATTTTCTCTAAATGATCAAGAGAAACTTGAATTGGAGATCTATCAAGAGTTGTACAAAAAATGGATGAAAAGAAAACGTCAATTAAAACAGGAATGGCTTAAAACACATCACCCCAAATACTACTGGCTTCACAAATTAAAAATAATCTAAACCACCACCACCATGAAACGATCAGACAAAAAATCAGGCGACATCGCTTCCAGCTACGGCAAAGCAGGAAAGAAAATGGCTGTACAACCTAAAAAGGGAGAAGCAGCCAGCAAAAATTTATCCGTAGGCCGTTCATCTAAGATGGTCCAAAACGGCATCTATGCGCCCAAGCCCACCACAGCGGCCAAGGCACCAGCCCCCAAGCCTCAAAGGTCCAACTGGAAGGCTCCAAGCTCCAAGCAGACCGGTATGAAGCGGGCTATGAAAGTAGGAGGAAAGGGGAAAAGATGCTAAGTAGAAACAAAATCAGGAAATATCTCAGGGTCAAATGGGATATTTCCTTTCGTAGGGCTTTTGTAGCCAAGTCGGAAAACGAGCAAATCGGAGAGCTAGTCCAGGCAAGCAGGGAAATATCCCAGTTTGCAAAACACACCCGTCAACTACTTGAAATCATCGAGGAATCCAAACTAAAATTGTGGACCAGCACATGAAAAGACCTAAAGTAGTTCGCTTAAGGTACACCCGATCGGCATGGAAGAAGATGGAGGAAAAAGCATTGAAAGCACTTATTGATTTACAACCAGGTGTAAAAACCCCACAATCAGTTTTGTTTGGATTAAGTAAAATACCTGAAAATCTTTTCTGGGTAAAAGTAGGAGAAACCGTAAGAGTACATGAAAAAAAAACACGCCCGTAAACTCAACCAGCTGGCCGACAAGATCGGGGACATTCAGACGCAGATCATGACCGAGGAACCCATCATGGGATGGGAATTGCTTTTAAGCGGATTTGGTCAGGACAGAGCCTACGCCAAAACAATCGTGCCGGATCGGCAATATTTATTAAAAGTACCCACCATCGTCCACCAGAGCAGCGAGAAAGAACTGAAGCGAAACTTCAACAAAGGAGGGGTAAAGGAGGTCGCCCAGACCGTTGTTCAGGAACTTAACAAACGAAAAATGGCAGAAGTAATCTCAAAAAAGAACGAAAACGGGTAATTTTTAAAAAAAATTGTTACTACTTTTGCTAAAATAGTAATTTAGGGTAATATTAGTACCTGAAATAATAACAGCCTAAAGGCCATGCTTCCCAGAATCGGGAGGCATGGCCTTTTTTGTTTTAACCCCTTTCGTTATGAGAAATTCATTTGTCGATCAACTCAAAAGTCAAAAAGCACCCGAAGAAGCTCCGGTAGAAACCACCCAAACCGCAGTGGCAGAAGCGGATCAGGAGAATCCTCAAAACACCGAGGATCCAAATGATGAAGTCGAATCTTCTGCCCAAGAGCAAGAGGATCAAGATCAGCCTACTGAAATCAGTGAGGAGTTGAGAGATAAATTAATGAATAAAAACTCCCTGACCAAAAAGCTCGAAGAAGCGAGAAAACGCAGAGAAGCAGAGCAAAAAGCACAGGAAGAAGCTGAGCAGGAGCAGGAGGAAGAAGATGCTGAAGAGGATCAGGAAGAAGAAGATGAGGAGCAAGAAGAGGTAACCTTTCAAGTAGGGGATCAGACTTTTAAAACACTCGATGAAGTCAATGCCCATTTAAAGGAATTCGAGGCCAAACAAAAAGAACTCGAAGAGGAGAAAGCCGAGATTCAGGGATTTGTGGAGAAAGTTTCCGATCCCGAGCTGGTGGAAGTATTGAGCTATGTGGCACAAGGCCACAGTTTCCGTACGGCCATGGTCAATGCCGGTTTGGATGAATCCATTTTCCAGGTAGAGGCGGACGATGTGGATGCAGAAGCATTGGTTGAAGCTAAACTCGAACGCAAAAAGCAGCTCAAAGAAAACGAGAAACGCCAAAAGGAACTCCAAACCAATATGGAGCAATCCAATACGGTATTGAGCGAATTCCAGAAGGAAAAAGGGTTTGACGACAAGGTAAAAGAAAACCTAGTCAATGCCATGGCCGATTTCCAATCCAAAGCCATGAAAGGGCTGATCACCAAAGACAGTCTTGAATTATTCCTGAAGGCCATCAACTACGAACAGGCCGTCCAGAAAGCAGAGCAGAAAGGCGAAATCAAAGGGCGAAACGAAAAAATTACCATTGAGCGCAAGAAAAAAGAAGGGGATCGGATTCCCAGCTTGGGAAGAGGTCTTGATGCCACCAGTCCCGCACCTAAGAAAAACAACCTTTCGGATTTAGTCAGACAGCCCGCCAGCTCATTCACCCAATTGCTGAGTAAAAACCGAAACCAATAAAAAACCAACCAAACCTTAATACCACAATGAAAAAGCAAACCTTTCACAATGTCGCCAAGGCCATGAGTTACATGGTATTAGTTGCTATTTGCGCTTTTTCAGCCTTTGCCGCAATTCCCGGCTCGGCTGAAGCCCTAATTGCCTTGGTAGGCAATGAGGGAGGTGTAGGAACTGTGATGGCGGCTACCACCACCACCCTAGCAGTAAATACCAGAGAAACTGTAGACGGAGCCCGTCCACGGTCTGCAACCGACCCCGGTCACATTCAGGATGATGTATCCAGATTTGTGACCATGATCAAACCGGATGATTTTACCCTCGATACCTTATTGAGAGATATGGAATCTTCCGAAAAAGCCACTGATCTGATTGTCAATTTTGAAGAAGTTGAATTTAGAGGACGTGAGGACGTAACTACCGCAGCTTTGGCAGCACCAACAGGTACAACCGATGCGGATAAATTCAGAGATTTGGCAGTCGGTAATTCCGATCTATGGGTTAAAGGCGAAACCGTCTACATTCCAGGAGTACTTATTAGCGGAAAACCACTTCAATTGAGAGTGGAAAAAGTCAACTCAAACAATACCATTCAAGTAACAGGTATTAATACCGCTGATAATGTTGTTCCAGCTATTGCAGATGCCACTACCATCTACCGTGGAGCTACTTCTTACGGTGAATTAAGAGCCAAGGCAGAAAACAAGACTTTGATTCCGGGCAACCGATTCAATTACTGCCAGAGACATTTGGCGCAGGTAGAAGAAGGGTATATCCGATCTATGTTGGAAACCAAATCAGGATTCAATATTCAGGATCAAAACTTTATCCGAATGTATGATTTCCGTACTGAAATGGAATGGGCTTCAATTTTTGGAACCAAAAACAAAACTTGGTCCAAAGAGGAAAACGAATTTGTCTATACCCAAGAAGGAGTCTACCACCAGCTTACCAAGCAATTGGACTGGACCGCAGCCGCAGGAATCACCAACAATACGTGGATTGACTGGACCAAGCAGATTTTCGCTGACAACTCCGGTGCCGAAGATAGAGTGGCATTGGTAGGTAAAGAGTTGATGGCTACCATTTTGAAGATTGATTCTGTACAGAAGCAGCAGTCTGAAGAAAGAGTAGAGCTTGTACCGGGCATGAAAATCATGCGAGTAGAAACTTCCTTTGGAATTCTTTATCTAAAGCACCACAAGCTGTTTGATACCGTTGGACATGCCAATGATGGAATGGTAGTCGATATGACTAATATCAAGAGACGACCATTCTTAGCCTTAAATCAGCGAAAACTAGGTTTAAGAGAAGCTGGTATCAGCAACGTCAATGCGACCTTGATTGAAGAAATTTTCTGCCTAGAGACTCGATACCTCGATGCTCACGCCAGAATCGTTAAGACTGCCTAATTATATGGGTAGGCTGTTTATCCGGCCTACCCATTATTTCACCTTTTAACCCAATCAATCATGCCAAAATTTGTCGCATTATTCGGAATTAAGAACCTGAGTGTCCCCTTTATTGAGCGGGATGAAGAAGGTAAAATCCTTCGTGATGAAACTATCACCTTCAACAAAGGTCAAAATGGAGGAAGAGTATTTGTTCCTGCATTCTTTTATACCAACGATCCTGAAAAGATCAAGCACCTTAGAAACTATCCCGGAAACAAGAAAAACGGAGGATGTTCTTTTGAAGAAGTCGAAGAGGCTAAAAATGAAATCAAAGCTGCAAAAGCTCCTGAAAAGCCGGTAAAGCCCGCAGCTGATCCAACTCCCGATCCAGCTGCTGATCCAACTCCCGATCCAACTCCCGATCCTAAAAATGAAGTCGTGATCCCAGAAGGATTCCAAAGCTTCCCTGAAATCACCACTGTAAATGAGGCCAGTGCCAAGCTTCGAGAGCTTTTTGAGGATGTAACCAGCAAGGACACCCGAAACAAAAAGCAGGTACAGGAAGTGGCAGCTTCCAAGCAGGTTATTTTCCCCAACCTTTAATCTGATCTACCATGGCTTATACACAATCCGAACTTATCGACAGGGTTTCGGCCAAAATTGATGAGGTTTTACCTCCTGTGCAAGGAGTCGAAGGAGAGGGTATGTTTGAAGCTCCGGTCAATTTCATTACTGAGGTAATCGACAAAGCGGCTGAAAACATCCTTTTGAAAGCACCTAAAGCCATGATCCGTCAGGTAGTCAAGAAGGGTTCTCTACACTTTCCTGTAGGAGCTACAGATCCCGATACTCCTCCTATCAATCCTAATATTCGGCTTATTTATACAGCGGAAACAGGGATTTCGGTTATTGTTTGTCCAGTTGACTACCTGAGGTTTTTCAGTATTCAGTTAACCGATTGGAAAACACCGGTAACAGAATTGATTGAAGAGGGAGACCCAAAGTACCGGATTCAAAAAAACAACCGTGTCAGAAGGGGTACCCCAACCAAGCCTTATGCTGCATTGATCAGTTTTGCAGATTATGAAGCAAACGAACAAGCAGCAGGATGGTACAACAAAGGAGCTGCAATCGAGTGCTTCAGCAATCCGACACAGCCCACATTGACCGCCTTTTATTACATCCCTCAGCTTAAAGCGGTGGATATTCCTCCCAGCTTGATTGATGCCGTGATTTGGGATGCTGCCAGTCAAACCTTGGATATGATGGCACAGTACGACAAGGCTAAGGTAGCTCTTGAAAATTCAGAAAGGTATTTCAGAAACCTATACGGATTGCAGGGAGAAGGTAAAATGGCGGGCTAATGGCATTAGATACTTCCAATATGGTCCGAGTGGACTTACAGGAGCTTTTCAATGCCTGTGAGCATCAAACCATCATCCACAGCCGAAACCACGACAAGGATCTACACAATCAGGAAATAGTCATTTGTAAGGATGATTATGAGCTGATTTGGTCTTGGGCGAATGATGCTGCCGTATTGATTGCCGATGAGTGTACCTACATCACCAACACCAACCAAACGGGATTGGATGCGATTTCCAATCCCTATACGGATGTGGATCCCAACCCCCATGATGAAAAGGATATTCAAAACCTGCTTATCAATCAGAAGCAGACAGGAGAATATCTAAGTAAGGAAGTAATGGACACGCTCCAATTCAACGTGGAGCAGATGCAGGGACTCACCCCACTCAAATACTCAGTGACACAAACCCAAATCCGGGCAGCCTTGATTGAATACATCCTCTTCAAATGGTATGAGGTGAACAAGATCCCCGACATGATGGCCATGAAGTGGCAACAGTTTGAATACTGGGTAAACAAGCTGAAAACAAACACGCTAAACATGCAAAAAACCATCAAAACCCGAAAACCTTACAACCTTTTTTAAATGAAAGACCATGCCGAGAGGACAATTAGTCAAAATACCGATTCTAGGGATAAACAACGAGCTCCTAGACGACCAATCCATTGATGGATTGTGTGACTCTATTGTCAACTGCAAGCCCAAAGGCAGCGTGGAACAGCCCTATTGGGCACCTTTTGAGAAAATCAACAGTCTGAAAAACAGCTCTGGAACCAACTTTACCTACGAGTTTGGCCTTGCCTCCATCACGGATGCTTTTTGGCAGGTCAGAAATCAAATCGGGGAATTTGCAGAAGACCTCAACGGAAGCCTAAAAAGACTTTTGGTGCTCTGTCAAAATCCGTCCAGAAAATGTATTGACATCATCGAACCATCCACCTGGACAATTATCAAAACTCTGCCATTGCCCGTAAACGGAGCCTATACCTGGTCCTGTACCCGAAGCGATCAGGTGACAGTCATTTCCATTAATAAGGATCAAAAACCTTATTTGATGTACTACCTTATTGATGATGCCTTTATTCCAGCAGGATGGCCGGATATGCCCGAAATTGCTTTTTCCACGGTGACAGAAACACTCCTTCAGGCCGATGTGGATGCAGGAAATACCAAAGCAATTATGCGGGAAGACACCCCACAGTATATCTGGGTGACCTGGGCTTTCAGGCTTTTTGACGGTACACACATCAAGCACAACCAACCCACTCTGGTCACTATACAGTCGGGTAGTGAATTGGAAGCTGTCAAGCCTGTATTTACCCTGAACGGATATGGAGTTAATAATCCGCTCAACGACCAACCTTTTTGGAAAGAGCTCATCCGGGGGATTTCTGTTTGTGCTACCATACCACGCAATGACAAACAGGAAACCATTGATGACGGATCCTATTTTATTCTGGGTTATTTTCCGTTTATAGACAAGCTTCCTGCAGACCAATGGCCTACAGCCGAAGATCCCAACATCATCACCGTAGTTACCAAATCGGACAACTGGCCGACACTCAAAGATTTGGGTATTGATAATTTTACGCATCATAACATTGCCACACGGGTTCTTGATACCTACAACAAGCGGATTCTGCTCGGAGGGAGCTCTGTGGATTTTATCCTTCCAGAGATTGCCTCCAATACCAGCCAAAACACCGTGCCAGGGGGAGTGTATTCCCAATACATGAACTTTGACAGCGGATCGGCAAACTATGACTACCGCTATTACTTTGCAAACGGTCAGCAGACGGATTTCAACAGCGAATGGGATTATGAAGTGGACAGTACCGATCATATTAGTGTACTCACTCCCATGACTGGAAGGGAATTCAAAGCCGTCAGTATCGTGGAAAGTGTCAACGGAAATCAGGCCGAAACACTTCCGCACGGAGAAGCCCTTCCTGCCACTTCCTATACAGCCAACCTGACCAATCAGCCCGGTAAGCTATACATGCAGATTGTAGCCACTCAATCAGATTTCAGTCCGGCATCCAGCCTTCCGGAATCTGTGGCTAAAATGCGACTCAAACTCGAAATCGGTCCCGTGGGAAGTCCTACTGATGAAGTGATATACTTCTGGGTACAGCCCGGAGGCAATCAGGCTCCCTTTTTGCAGTTTTCAGACATTGAGTTGGAAAATGATTCAATTGTAGTGGGAGCTAGAGTGTATCACCGCATTACAATCAAAACAGAATCAGGAACCTATTACCGAATTCTCAGGGGAGACCTGGCAGACGGAACCGCTTCTGTTACCCTACCTGAGTTCATCTGGTATCCGGACAGGAGGGCTACACGCTACGAACTGATCGTGGAAAACAACGGTATATTCGAACTTGGCTTGGATAAGCAGCTCAACCAGCATCCCGAATCCAATTATTCCTACATATACCTGAGCGTGTCAGAGCAGAGCTACGTACTCGGCAGTCACACTGCCACTACCACCGCTCCGGATATGCTTCGCAACCAAGAACTTCAATATATCCCCAATCGGATTCAGGCCAGTATTTCAGGCAACGCATTCATATTGGATCCGATTGCTACCTACCGGGTAGGAAATCGGGAAAACGACACCATCCTGGGTTTTGCCATCAACCTGAACCCGACCAGTGAAGGACAGGCGGGACAATATCCCGTCTATGCCCTTTCAGACAAGGGAATCTGGGCTTTGGAACAGACCGGAGATCCAAGTATTGCTTTTGGGCGAATTTCACCCGTGAGCAATTTTAACGGGATCAACAATCCCTATGCGTACTGTAATGCGCAGGAACTGATTGTGGCCACGGATAACAAATACATTTATGCGCTTGCAGGTCTTGAAGTGACTCGAATCGATAAGCAAATTGCCAACGATCCGGACTATGCCGACTATTTGAAGCAAATCCGAATAGGCTACCACCGGGCAGCAGATTATGAGGAATTGATTTTCTCGAATCCCTTCTACGATTATTCGCTTTGCTACAATATCAAATACAAAGTTTGGTACAAGGCGACCGAGCGATTCAAGTTCTTTTTCTACGACTACCCCGAACTGATGGGGATGACCGTGGACAATGCGCTGAAGGATTTCAGCAGCAAAGACCCCAATGCAGCAGTGGCATGGGAAATCACCACAAGAGTCATCCAGTACGGGGATCCCTATGTATTCAAAAGACTGTACCCTTTCTTTATCCGGATGCGGGTAGACCAGCCCTTGCAGGAAGAAGCCGACAACTACAATCCCATGAGGATCCAGCTCAAAGGCTATCGGGACACGCCCACCATGGAATACCTGCTGTTTGATCAGACCATCAAATCCGATACAGTATTTGATCCGAGAGTCTATCACCAGTTTGGCAGTATGTATGCGTACCGGTTGATATTATCGGGCAACCACATGCACAAAAACAGCAACATCAAGTGGCTGGATACCGATGTGGAAGTTCGCTACCAGCGAACCAGGAGACGACACAACTGCTCCGCTCAGTACCTCTATGCCATGCAAAACAGTGCGATATCCATATGCAATTGCTCCGATGGAGGAGGTGGAACCGATGCGTATTTCTCCTACACAGGAACCGCAGAGGAAAGCAGGGTAGTGACCCACGGATTGGGTAAAATACCGAGTGTATTTGTCACCGATGAAAACGGCTACCTGATTGAAGTGGGTGTGCAGCTAATCATTGTCAACGGACAGCCTGACCTGAACAGGACACGCCTGACCTTTGATGATCCGGTCAACTATAAAGCGTATTTCAACTAATGGGACTAATAAGGATAGATGTATGCTGCGGACCGAGGTTGAAAGACAACCATCATTTTTTCACGCAATCAGAAGCGAGCGAAGAAGTGATCATTACCGCTTTGGAGCATGGATTGGCCAAGGTGCCAAATGTGACGGTCTATGACCTGCAAGGCCACGAAATCGAACCTGAAGTACAGGTGGATGATGTGACCTACGATGTATATGTGAGGCAGGATAGCCCTGCTGTACCGATTTATATAGCACTGAACTGATATGGGAAAACGAAACCAACATGCGAAACAGGGATTTGGGGTAGATGATCCCCAAGACTCCATCCACCTAGGCGAAGGCAAGCGCATTCGCTTGGAGGATATCCCTGCCGAAAATACAGACGGAGATTTGCAGGTAGGCAACCGTGCTTACAACGATGCCCGCTATCAGTTTAAAGGCACATCCTCCAACAATCAGGCTTCCTTCCTGGAAGGAGGCTATTTGGTATGGACGGGTACGGGACTGGACTTCAACCGACCCCGCACCAGCTACTTGCTACCGGGCATAGACACCCCGATTCTGGTAGCTGCATCCACTGTACCGATCACCCTTGACCCGGCAGACCCGACCGATCCGAGATTTGATATTCCGGTATGGGATATCAACGGGAATTTTACCATCATCAAAGGTACTCCTTCCCCTAATCCGGTTATTCCAGCCGTGACCGATCCGCTCACGCAAATAGCAGGTACAGCCATTTTGATCCCCGCAGGAGCGACCACACCCGGACCAGAAGTGCCGAATACCACCGTATTTTACGAAGGAGCACCGGGGGAATGGGCTACGTCCAGCACAGGCACAGGCACAGCCGTATTCAATGCCACTTCCAATCCTAAAAACGGCACCATCCACGGAAGGGCAACACAAATTCAAAACAACTTTTCGCTGATATTCACCGCAGCAGCCAATATATCCACCGCAGATGTAACCGTATTCGGTTTTCAGTTGCGTTTGTTGGCACAGCTATTTTCGGGGCAGGATATAGCGATCCAGTTTTTCAACAATGCCGGGGGAGCAGTCAGCAACCAAGTCAATCTCAGTATAGCCAAGGATCAAGTCAATAGCTATCAGTTTGTCAGCTTGCCTTTGGAAGACTTCAATTTCACAGCCAGCCAGTTCCGTCAGATTCATGTCATCTACCGCAGAAGAAGGGGTGCCACGGTCTTTTCGGGATTTGACATAGATGTAGTCCAGATACAAGGAGGGGTAATTCCTCCAATTGTACAAGGCACCGTGCAGCTTCAGGGGCATGTGTCAGGATCAGGGCAGACGGGAACACCTATTCAGGTAACTATTACAGAAAAAGCAATATCCGAGCAGACGGAACAAACTGATCCGCTGCCAAGTACGGCAGAACATATGGTCCGACTTGCGGATGGTTCGCTTCGAAGAGTTGCAGACAGCTTGATTGCAGCAAATAAGGTTGATAAGGTACCCGGAAAATCCCTGATTGATGATACGGAAATCGCCCGATTAGCAGGGATCAATGACCGATTTAAGGGTAAATACACCTCCCTATCAGCTTTGCAAACAGCCGTGCCTACTGCCAACCCAGGTGATTATGCCCAAGTGGATACAGGAGCCTCCAATCCCGTCACCAATTATAATTGGGATGCTGAGGACGGATGGGTAATAGGAAGCACAGGAGGCGCAACAATATCCAATACGGACGAACTACCGGAAGGAAGCACCAATCTCTACCACACTGCATCACGGGTATTGAATACCATTTTGGCAGGACTATCCTTAGCCACCAATAGAGCCATCACCGCAGGGGATTCTATCTTGGTAGCATTGGGGTTATTGCAAAAGCAGGTGACAGATAACGGGACAGCTATTTCAGGAAAGCAAGATACACTTGTCTCAGGGACCAATATCAAGACGGTCTTTGGGAATAGCTTGCTGGGAAGCGGAAATATAGATGCCCCCTACCAACCCGCCACCCACCGGGAATCCAACACCGTCCTATTCGATGGGGACTATGTGACCGGGGTCAATGCTGCGGCACGGACGGGGAATATCCTCTTTGATTTTACTGGGGCGAAACTGGGGGCGAATACCCTGATGTATCACCAGGATGCAAGTGCTTTCACTTTTCCGGCAGAGGCCAAACTCAACTTTGATTCAGGCACAGAAATCAGCACAACTAAGGTAAATAAATTTATGATGACGATAGTCAAGATCACAGCACCACAAATCGTGGAAGTGACAGTCAACTGGGAAGGAGGTACGCCATGACACTAAGAAGAGCAATGCCTTTTTGGGCGAGGAAGAAGGCGGGGGGAGGATTTACTTGCTCAGGATATTTTAACCCATCAATAACAGGTGTTTTAGATTTATACCCTAACGCTAATTTAGCCCTTTCTACTAGAAGATTGACTAACTCGTATATAGGCCCCTGTCTAAGAGCTGGACATGTAGGCGATCCTACCGTACAGCAGGACATTTGTTTTGAAAATAATGTATTATCACTATCACAACTTCAAGCTTTTTCTGCGGCTTCTTCGACAGGACAGGGCGCATTCATAAGTAGGTGGTATAGACAAGACGGTAGCGGACTTTTTGTAGACTTTGGCGGCTTTGGGGTAAATGGCCAGCCTTTGTTAACAGATTCATCAAATAATCCATTTTTAGAAGGAGGACTTCCCTCCCTAAATTTTGGTATAACAGGCACAGGAAAAGGAGGTGCTGGGGATGTAGCTGATTTTCCAGATGCTCCCTTAGGAAGTTCTATTTTTGCAGTTAGTAGACTAAAATCAATAGCGGCTTCAGTCCACTATCTGACCTGGGATATAGCTGATGCTCCTGGTGGATTATTTGTTGGAGGTAGTTCTGGTAGCATAACTGGTAGAGGTTATACGGCTGCAAATGCCGTTAAAATGCAAGGAGGAGGAGAACCTCTAACGAGACAATTAACGACATATCTTGGTGGTACTGAAAAGAAAATTTATGCTAATGGAATTCTTATTGCTGATGCTGCTGATAAAAGTTATTCTGATCAATACATAGAAACTATAGGTAGATCTAATTTTTCTGCTAATAGCTATGTGCAAGAGATTATAAGTTATCCAACTGCAATGACTTCTGAAAGAGCCTTAATTGAATCAAACATCAACTCTTACTACTCAATCTACTAACCTATGATCTCCAACCTCAACCAATCACCACTCCGAACCTATCCTTCCATCGAATCCTACATTCGACAACATGGAAGCCCACGCCCGCACCTAATGAACTATCATCTGGCGGATCCAGCTATCCACTATGAGGATGGCTTTCGGGATTATGCTCATCCGATAATTGACGTGGATACACATAAGCTGGGAGAGTTGATCTATGATGAAGAAAAAAACCTGGTGACTCGGGAGGTCATTGCTAAGACTACCGAGGAGCTGGATGCAGAAAGAAAGGCTCAGGTTCCTTTCTCGATTGCCAAACTCCAAGCCATGATCATGCTCACTCGCATGGGTATCAAGGATCAGGTCTTGGCGATGGTGGATAGCTCGGATAATCAGGAGATCAAGCTCTACTTCGAGCATGCTGCCACCTGGGAGCGTGCCAGCTCGATCATCAATAGCTTTGCGCCCGCTCTGGGAATGTCTCAGGATGATCTGGACTCGTTCTTCATCGAAGCATCTAAAATCAATTAGCTGAATATTGATGGGAATCATTCTATTCTTCCTCAGCATCATTCTGGCTATTCCGCTCACGCTAATAAATCTGAGCATCGTCCTGGTAAAAAGTCCAAGTCTAAAAAGTCTTGACGGCTACTTCTACCAGACAGCCGTGGACATCGACCGCTTTGGAAATAGAAATCTCCGAACGCTCCTGAATGCCACACTGATCAAGTCCGATGCTTTCCCATTCGGTGATCCAAGAGAGACCATATCATCTGTATTAGGAAAGAATCAGCAATCTGGCAACCTTACCCTCACCGGGAAAGCACTGGTCTGGATTCTCGACACGCTTGATGAGAATCATTGTGAGAAGAGTATTAGGTGGTTTTGATTGAAATAACTCCTATTATTTTGCTTTCTACCTACAAACCATTACTTTAGTCTCAGATATACCAGCCCATAAAGGCCATATTCCTAAAACAGGGGAATGTGGCCTTTTTTGTTTTAAAACCACAATGATAAAAAAATGATAGGAGAAGTATCAACCCTTGTTTACACCGTGTTTGCAGGACTTTTACTTTTTGGGGGCATACTTGCCTACATGGTCAAACAAGGCCGTGAATCAGAAAAAAATGCACAGGATATTAAATTCGCCCACGACCAGATTGGATACCTGAAGGAGAAATTCAAAAAACAGGATGAATTCAACAAGGAGATCCAAAAAAATCAAGCAGAAAACAACAAAGATCTGATTAAGGAAATCAAGCAATACGAAAATAAAATCGGAGAAATGTATGAACTCCTAATTAAGCTTAACGCCACGATGGAGCTTATCGTAGGAGGAAAAATCTCGACATCAAATCACAAACACGACTAAACCAAACAATCATGACAAATAAATTCACAAAAGCACTAAAAGGATGGATCAAGCTTTGGCCGGACTTCTGGGCTATTCCTCTAGTCCTGCTCGGACTATGGATCAGCTATTACGCATTTGAATTACTTGACTTTTCAGTCGGTACCTATGATGTGGGAATCCTCCAAGCTTTGCTTATTGCCTGGGTAGCTATGGTAGTCATCAATACCATGAAATTCCTTGGAATCGAATACAACGATAAGCCGCTTTGGAAATACTACAAAGACGATGAGTGGTTTTCTGTAGAAAAAGACATCGAACAAATCACACCATGGCAAAGAATCAAACTATTATACTTCTGGCGGGCCTTCTTGTATGCCTGTGGAGTTGTGATCTTCCTAGGCCTGATCTAAGCGGTCAGGCGGAGCTTGTTCCCACCACGGCCAGAGACCGGATAGTCCACCGGGCAATCCATGAAATCGGAGTCCGTGAGGAAGGAGGCAACAACCGAGGGGAGCGAATCGGGGAATACCTGGCTGCCACCGGATTAGGTCAGGGACACCCATGGTGCGCTGCCTTTACCAAGTGGGTATATGAGCAGGAAGCCATTGACACCCCCGGGGCCAATGCCTGGAGCCCAAGTTGGTTTCCTACAAGTCAGACCATATGGAGCAGAGGGGGCGATTTGACACCTGTGCGCAAAGCCGATGTATTTGGCATCTATTATCCCAACCTTAAGCGAATCGGTCATGTAGGGATCATCGAAAAGCAGGAAAACGGATGGATCTATACCATTGAAGGAAACACCGGAGACGACCAGGGACGGGAAGGCGATGTGGTCCGCAGACACAAGCGGAGCATGAAGCAAGTTCACAAGGTCGCCAACTGGATTGATTAAATTTAATACTATGCACAATGAAACTTCCAAAAATCAACAGGGAAAGTGGTCTATTGGTTCTGATCATCTTACTGCTCGGAGTCTATATCGGAGTAAGGCTGTTCACCCCTGAAGTAGTCACCGAAACTACCGTGACCACCAAAGAAACAAGTGATACCACTTATCGTGATTATGATGTGACTTTTAGCGAAAAAGCCACTCAAAGAAAACCGATCAAGCCCATCACCGTCAAACCCAAAACCAAAGAAAGTCCTGAGCCTGAAAAATACGACAGTACCAGAAGCTATTCAGGCACCTACCACTTTGACTATGGTAAATTTGACTGGCAAATCAATACCGGAGGTATATTGGAAGGCTATGAGTTTAAACCTTCTTTCAGTATTCCAACCGTCACCCATACCAAAGAAAAAACCATTACCCAAACTAGGACTATTATTCAAAAAGGAATTTTTGTAGGAGGAGGAGTAGACAGCCAGCGGGATTTTCATGTAGGTGCTACGTATTTGCGTAAAAACTTTTTGATTGAATATAACTTCCATCCAGCCCAGGGATTTGGGACGGTTTCCGAGCCTATACCTGTACACCAAGTTGGATTTAAGTACAAACTGTTTTGA